CCGAACTTGAGGTGGAGCGACTCGTCACGAACAATCCAGTCAACGAGCGAACCGAAGTTGCGGAGCAGGTTGCGCTGGCGGAACGACAAGGCGACCATGAACCCGGTGTAGAACCAGATACCTTCCATGATGACCGAGTACGCAACGAGGTTGCGAACGAAGTCCTGCTTGCCCTCGGTGGTGGTGATGTCGAGGCTGCGCTCGGCCATTCGCTTGATGAACTTGACCTCAAACTCTTCCTTGGCAGCGATTGCCGGGTGATCAACGTGCTGAGCGTAGATTTTTTCACGATCTACGGGGAACGTCTCGAGGATGTACTCGAACGACATGCAGTGGTTTGCTTCTTCCCACATCTGCTTGGCGAGATACAAGTGCGCCTCCGCAGCGTTGAGGTACGGGTAGACGCCAAAGGCAAGTGCCTTGTTGACGATCAGTTCCGAGGGGTTGAAGAACGACATGAGGAACGTGATTGCTTGCTGTTCTTCGTCCGTCATCTTCTTGAAGTCGGCGATATCTTCACCGAGCTGGATTTCATTGGGGAACCATGTGTTCGCAACGGCCTGGTTGTACAGGTCCATCGCCCACTGGTATCGAACGGGTTTGAGGAGGAGTCCATCTTGGATTCCGGTTCCGAGGATGCCCACGGGGGTACCTTCTTTCTGTTAGTTAGCTGACTTGAATCCGAAGCCCTTACGAGGGGCACCTGATTCGGGTGTAGTGGCGGCAGAAATTGCTTCAGCCTTGTTGACCTTCACCGTTGATTGCTCGGCGGTGTGACGTGGTTTAGTGTGCAAGTAGTACGTCGTCTTGACGCCCGCTTGCCATGCGTAAGTGTAGATTTCTTCCATCTCGTCGATGTCTCGGGTCTCGAGGTACATGTTGCGGCTGATGGCCTGGTCGATCCATTTTTGCGCCCGTGCTGCGACCTTGAGGAACGCGTAAGGCGAGAGCTGGAAGGAAGTCTTGTAGACCGCCTTGACCGAGTCGGGGATTGATTCAATGTTCTGGATGTCACCCTGTGAACGCAGGATTTCATCCTTGACGTCTTCCCAGAGTCCGAGACCCTTGAGTTCGTTGACCAAGTTTACGTTGACCTCAAGGAACTTACCGTTGGAGGTAGAGCGCGAGAAGATCTGTGAGAACTGAGGGTCGAGACCCGGGGTCGTTCCCGCGACGAGACCGATCGATGCCGTCGGTGCGATGGCCATGAGGGTCGCGTTGCGTATACCTTCCTTGACCTTCTCCCTCATGTAGTCCCAGTCCATCTCAGCCGTCAGCGGTACGTCAATGACGTAGTCGCGGTCGGCTTCCGTTGTCTTGATGGTGTCGATAGGAACCACTCCCTTGGACCAGCCAGAGCCTTCAAAGTTGGGATAAGAGCCACGCTCTTGTGCCAACTCAGTCGATTCGTCGATTGCGTAGTACGAAACAAACTCAACAATGTTGTCGGTGATTTCGTGGGCACGCTCTGAGTCGTAGGCAATTCCCATGCGCTCAAAGACATCGGTAAGTCCCATCACACCAAGTCCGATTGCGCGGTTCTGGCTGTTGGAGTTGTCTGCCTCATCAACACTGGAAACGGTGATGTCAATCAGGTTGTCGAGGTGGCGAACTGCGAGACGGACACTCTCTTGCAACTTCTCAAGGTTGATCTTGTTGTCTGCCGTCAAGTGACGAGGGAGGTTGATGGAGGCAAGGTTGCAGACAGAAGTGTTATCTCGATCCTGTGGGAGCGTTATTTCGGTGCACTGTCCGGTGAGGATTCCATTGAAGACTCCCATGTGCTTCAGGGGCTCCGTGAAGCAGAAGGTGTCCGAGATGCGACCATTGCTCTTGACCGACACAACCTGTGGGTTGCGGAGCCAGCGACGCTTGATGGGAAGAGTAGGAAGTTCGACGCGCTTGATGGGGAGGCCGAGTTCAACCAGAGCTGACAGCGTGGGGTACGTGATTCGCATCGAGTTACCGCGCTTGGTCATGTCGTCATTGTTCTTCTTAATCTTGGCATCAGCACCAAGCGTCTGAAGAACATACTTGACGCGGACAAGGAAGTCAGCATCGTCCGAGTAAAGGCTCCAAATTGGGAGGACTCCCATACGGCTCTTACGCTTCTCGAGTCCAGCGTCGAAGATTCCAGCCAACCATGCAAGGCGATCCTTGAGGGTGTGGTTGGCGGTCGGAGCAAAGTCCTTCTGAGGCATTTCGTCGGGGAACACGACGTTCAGCGAGTCAGCCGACTTGTACTTTATCTCCTTGAGCAAGACGTGACGGTACGAGAAGAACGCTTGACGCGAAGTGGTGTTGACCTTTGCCTCGCGGTGGAACTTCTCGGCTCCGAGGTAGTAACCGTGCGTGTAAGCAAGGTTACCGCTAATCTCTTTAGTACCACCTTCAATGATGGGGAACTGACGACGGATCAACTTGTCGCCAGACTTGAGGTCACCAGCGCGAACTTCTTCAATCTTTCCGTTGCGGTTCTCGCGGTAGAACTTGTGGTACGGGGTGCACTCGAGTTCGGTTCCGCTGTCGAGCGTAACGGTGATGAGCTCTTGGTCCTCGCCCGTCTTCTTAATTTCAACGGTAGAGAACTCCTCGCCGTTCCAGACATTTACCTTCTTGCCCTCAAGCGGCCCAATAGGGAGGTGTCCCTTGTCGGTCAGGATGAGGGTTTCGGGGGCGACGCAGAGGTTGGACGAGTGAATCGTACCGGTGTTGTTGTTGAGCGCGCGAAGGTTGATCGTGTCTTTCCACGTCAACCACGGGTGTGAACTAGCCTGCAGAGTGATAAGGATCTGGCGGAACTGTTCCTTGGCCGAGATTTTCTGGAAGTGGTGGAGCTTTCCAGCCTCTGCATCTTCGATGTACTGAGCGTAGCGCGCGGAGAACTCTGAGCCGTACAGCTCGTTGAGGTCAGCAACTTCGAGAGGGTCAAAGAGGTACCAGTCTTGGTCATTCTGGACTCGCTTCATGAACTCGTCGGAAATCCAGACAGCCGTATTGGCGGTGCGGGTACGACGGTAGGGGTCGCCGGAGTTGTTGCGGAGTTCAAGGAACTCAGGGAAGTCGAGGTGCCAGTTCTCCATATAGAACGCGAGCGCCCCGAACTTCTTTCCTCCACGGCTAATTGCGCGGAGGACCGAGTCGATGGTGTGCATGAACGGAATCGGTCCGGTCGAGTACGTGTTGTTGGATCGGATTGGGCTACCCTGGGCGCGGAGCTTGGTAACGGACAGGCCGATACCTCCCGTACCTTTAGTAAGCCACATGACGTCGCGGACGGTCTTGGCGATGTGCTCGATGTCATCCTGCATTTCGAGGACGAAGCAGTTGGACAGCTGTGGGTACGATGTTCCAGCGTTGACCAGAGTTGATCCAGCACCGAGGTACTCGAGCTTCGACATTTTCTCGTAGAAGAGAATGGCTGACTCGTTAGGCTTCTCCTCGTTTAGCGAGAGCCCCATCGCCACGCGCATCCAAAACATTTGGGGAGTCTCGAGCAACTGTCCGTCGCGGGCGGTAATGCCATAGCGATTGCGGAGGGTGACGAGTCCGGTGTACTTGAGAAGCTTATCCCGCTCTGGGTCAAGCACAAAAGCAAGACGATCAAGATCGTAGACCTCAGTAAATCGAGCATCGTACAGACCTTCCTCAACTCCGCGTCGGATGTTGTGGGGGAAGAATGACTCGTGTGCATTCTGAAGACTGAAGAAGTCAGGCGCTCCCTTGAATACCTTCTTATATATAGTGCCGAGAAGAAGACGGGATGCAATCTGATCGTAGATTGGATCGTCCTTGACATTCTGCAGAGCAACCTGGATGACGGCTTCGTCGAGCTGTTCGGTCGTGATGCCATTGAAAAGTGTGAGGGAGAGCTCGGTGGCAATCTGAGTGACAAACTCAGTGATGCGATCCTCGTCAGGGGTTCCCGCGAGAACTTCTCGGGTATTCCGCTCGATAGCGAGGTTGATCTTGTTGGCGTCGAATGGCTCTTGGCGGCCATCACGCTTGGTGACGTTGATGTTCATTGCAGTCTTTCTTCGTTGTGTAGGGAGAGAAAACCCGGTGCCTCTACTCTATCGCAGGGGCCCGGGTTGTCGCGGGGTTAGTCGTGAACTACTGGCAGGAGTCACACTGCAGGAGATCCATTGGGTCCTGCGGGACGTAATAGCCATCGACATTATCTTTATTTTGAGGGGCCATTGGCCATCTCCTTCTTCTGTGTAGTAGCGAGAAAAGCGTTTTCCTGACATTTTGGGCGACGCGTAGATATAGTGTAGCACGGCGTTCAGCACCCGAACAAATTGTGTCTGGCATCTATCTATGTGTAATTATTACACTCTAGATTCGCACTTTCTACATTCAAAAATTAAAAGTGAAGGCCCAGCAGCGGGAGAACTACTGGGCCTTCTGGCGGTGGTAGGAGTGGTAGCGAACTACTCCCTGTCGGCGGGAGTTAACTCCGCGACATCTATGTCCCTCTCGTCGGTGATCGACACGAGCGTACTTTGCGTACGGAGGGAAAACTCATTGGCTGTGAAGTGGTGGCCACAAAAGAAAAGGGGCCCCATTGACATCAGCACTTTTACGCTGGACGGGGCCCCACATGAAGGAGAATCGCACAAGTTGTTGGCGGTGACCTTCACGATGGATACGTTCACATCTCCATTGTACGGCGGGGATGCGGAGGTGATTTGACACAGCAATCAATCCCAGATAAGGTTCAGGTATGACCTCTGATAGTGAAATTTTCACCAACATGCCCAACCTAACTGGAGCGTTCTGCGCTGAACTTCAGGGAGAAGATAAAGACATATTTACCCCGGATCAAGACGACCCACAGATAAAATTAAAGACGGCGGCCGCACAAGCAATCTGTAACTCGGGATGCCCACGGCTCTATGAATGTTTCGAGTGGGCTATGGAAAAGAACGAGGGAGGAATCTGGGGAGGGACCACGGAGCGTGAACGCAGAGCAATTAAGCGTGCGGGCGGAGCTAGTACTGTGTCTCTCCCACTTCGAGTTCGACGACGATCGTAGCCTCGTACCAGCGGTTTAAATCCTGAACTGCAAATAAAGCGCAGAGCGCAAAGACAGGCAGGAATGTTGGCAAAAATGTGACAGCACGCATGCCAACGACATATCCCCCTAGTGCATATGCTAGGGGGATTATCGTTGCTGTGAATTGCGTCACTTCTTCGCTCCGGACGCGCGGCGCTCGCGAGCAGTCTGGAGTCCGTAGTACAGAGGATACGGAGACGAGACTCCCATCAACTTGGCCATACGGTTCATGGAGAACCCGTCCTCGTACTCGCGGAGGATCTGTTCGTGGTAGTCAACGGTGGACATCTGCTTCGCCAAGTTGAGGCGCTGGATGGCAGCGGTGTACTCGTCCGAGGTACGCTTTGAGTTCGGAGCGCGGTGGGCGGGGGTTGCTGCGTTCTTAGCGCGACGGCGGAGCGTGTGGTAACTCACACCAAGGCTGTCGGCAAGATCCTGAAGCATACCACCCAGCTTGATGTACTCCAGGACGAGATTGCTGAACTCGTCTGAGGCTTTTTGCTCAATGGAGGTTCCGGTGCGTGGTCCTCGTGCCTTGGATGCCAGAGGCATCAACTGCGTGATACTATTGGTATAGGTCTCTACGAGACCATCCTGCTCCTTGGAGCGGATTTTTGTTCGGGACATTGGTTCTCCTTTGTGTAGTGGATGTCCTTGTAATGAAAAAGATAACACTTGTTGAATAAAAATGCAAATCGAGACACTCCATGGAGGTAAAAAATGGCAGCACGTAACGAAGTAGTGTTTGATGACGAGGGCGTAATTGTAGATCCGCCAGCGCCACCATCGGGATACGCAAACATTGTGGACCCCTCGAGGGGAGGAGCACTCCCCACTCCCCCTGAGTCCGTACAGTCATATACCAGACTGACGCGATCAGAGAATCGTAGTCGAGGCGGTAAGTCGGGCTCAGGAGCTCGTATCAACCCGGACTCGCGTGGAACTCTGTGGCTGGCCGTAATCTTGGTATTCCTCCTGATGGTCTCATCCTTCGTTGTTTCATTCTCGGGTATCTGGGACATCTCCCAATACACCGGACTCCCTGAGGTTCTTCAGTGGGTCCCCGCTCTGTTTATTGACGCAGCGATCTTGGCCTACACAATCTCACTCTTTGTATTCAAAGCACGTGGGGAGGGTACATGGCGAACCGTGCTGTGGCTTTTTGCCTTTGCTGGTATCTCCGTGGCGGCCAACGTGGCCCACACGCTTGACTACCTGAGCACAACTGGCGTTGGCGCTGGTGACTACCGACTCTGGGTCGGTGTAGCTATTACGGCGTCGGCTCCCATCGCTGTGCTTGCGGCTTCGGAAGAAATCTCGCGCCTGGCCTTCAAGAAGGTAGAAAGTTAGTAGTGCAATTTCTAGGGAAGATATGGTCATATCTGTATGTGGTCATAGTAGTAGTGTCTCTAGTTATACTTAGTCCGGTTATCTACCTCTGGGGTTGGACTCACTATAAGTATCAACTCCATATAACTGGAGAACCTGATCCAACGTCGTGGAAAGAAGTCCGCGCGCGCAAGGCTAGGAAGGCAGCCAATAATGCGAAGTAGTCGTAAGAAGATAGAAGGTACCTCGAAGCGGAAGATTGTTCTTCGCGGGGAGTGGGACCTCTTATATGGGGCTCGCAACCGAGTCTACGAGTACGCCCCTGAAGACGGCGTTGAGGGAATCAATGCTGTCTGGACGTTTGAGTGGACCTCGGCGGAGAGTCTTGACGACATGATTGCTGAGGTCGAGCAGGACATTGAGGCCCACACTGCATGGCTTGAGTACCTTAAGAACTTGCGCGACACGGAGTAGCGTGTTATCTTTGTCGCATGGCAAAGAAAAAAACACCAGAGGACTTTGAGGCACTTGTTGCCTCGGTTCATGTAAACACGCGCAATCGCGCCTACCTTCTCGCACGCGATGCTTACTTCGCTGCCGGGATGGCGTGGGTTCAGACTGGTAATGATCCAGATGGACTAACTGAGTACATGCTCAAGTCGGTCGTTGACAACATGATCGCCGACGGATGGCGAAAGGTTGAAAATGGCTAAGCGGATGAAAGCGCACGAGCTCATCCGTGCCTACGACATATTCGACCGAGAGCAGTGGGAGTTTGTGGACAACAACAATCTCATTCTTGATATTCATCGATCGGATGATGGGGACACTTGGTCTAAGCGAATCAAGAGTGCGTTCTACTGGCTGTTTGTCGGTGGAAGCAAAAGTTTCCGTGAGGCGCTGGGGGATGGTGTTGGGATGCGATTGAGTATGTTTTTGTATTCCTTGCGCCGAACTCCAGAGATGCCGGACGGCCACATAAATAATGGGTCCATCATCACGCTGTGGTGTGAGGACGGACAATATATAGAGTTGTTCCAGCCGTCGGTTGGGCAGTTGATTGCTGACTTCCTTGTGACTGAACCTGAGAACGAGCACGCCAAGAAAATTGCTCAAGAGATTGAGCGAATTGGAAACCGAAAAGGAGCGCACCACCATGAGCGTTGAAGCACCGATTGATCCCTCAGACGAGGGTGGCTACCAAGATGGAGAGTGGGAGTGCCCGGACTGCGGGCAGTTCACCGCAACCTCTGAGTGGGTGGAGGTGGTTGGTCGCAACCACGCAATCATCACCACGATCTGCAATGTCTGCGAATACAGCAAGACTGACGAAGACTCCGCATACGGATACGACGGATGAGCGAGAAGAAGCTGTCCCCATTGCGCCAGAAGGATTTACGGACGGGCGCACAGCAGGAGCGTGAACGCATCATCCGTATTCTTGAGGAATACCTTGAGTTATCTCGTTTCTCTGTCGAGGTTGAGGGTGCTGCGGAGAACAGAGAGTGGGATGCTGGCTTTCAGTCGGCGCTTGCTATGGTCAAGATTGCACTAGCCAAGGGAGAGAACAAATGACACACCACGCACCATTTAGTATTCAGGACATTCAGTCTGCTGTCGAGCAGGGCCGAGAGGCAGAGCGTGCGCGGATTATTGCACTGCTGAAGCAAGAGTTTGGTGAGGACTACTACGACATGGGTGTTGTGGGTCGGGTTGTTGCGCTTATCGAGGGAGAGAACAAATGAACACAGACGACTTCAAAACCGAGGGAGAGTTCGACCTCTACGTAAAAGGTGCGTGGGACGAGCGCAATAGAATTCTTGCATTGCTTGAGCACGAGGATGCTCGCTCCGCCAAAGACTTCTTTGGGGCGCATCAGTCGGAGCAGTGTGTGACGTGTAGAAACATTGCACGTATCGGGGGGAGCACTGATGATTAGGCGCATATTCCAAGAAGAAGAAGTCTTCAACATCGAGCTCAAGGCGCACGGCGCTGGCTCAGAATTGGGGCGTAGCGCCGAACGTCGACGGATTATTGATCTGATGGAGCACCAAGAAGTCTGGAACTCACTTGACAACAAGTGGGTGCACCCGACATACTGTTTGACGTGCCGGAACATCGAGCGCATTACAGAGGGTCAAGATAGTCTGTCTCCGACATGGTCGGAGGAAGTGACCGAAATGAAACAGGAGTGGGACGAGTGACTACTAACTTACAGAAAAAACAACTTGAAAGCCTTCGCAGTAGGTGGGTGCTGAACTCAGGTATCTCGCAAAGGAACCGAGTTGCGTACGTTCTCAAGCGGAGTAGAGACAACTACATCCGCGTCGTGGGTAACGAGCGCGGCCTTATGCAGTATCAAGCAGAATGTCTTGAGCATGTAGAAGGAATTGGCAACCACCACGAAGTGGCTAAGTTTGAGCGCAATCGAGTTCTTGACATCATTGATAAGCCTTTTGTCAACTTTCCTGATGATCACATTGTGGCAAAGCTTGTTGAAGACTTCAAGGACGATATCTATGGGGTTTTCCGTAGGAAGCCTAAAGAAGTTGTGGATGTAGTCGAGACAGATCCATCTCCAGTAACAGAGATTGTTTTATCTGAGGAGCAGGTTCCCGGTCCAACTAGTTTATCTAGGAGTCTGGGGCTACTTCAGAGTTGGAGTAAGAGAGCGGCTAATCGTTCAAAGAAGTATGCAGTGCTGGCCGCGGCGTCAACTGTTCTCCTGGCTAGCTCTCCAGCACACGCCGGCAGTGCTTTTTGTGGTCCTGAGGTAATGTTTTTGGGTTCTGGTAAGCAGGAGACTCAATCGATTACTGCCAGTAACGTCCAAGCCTACAACGACCTAGAACCTGGGTCTGGCTTCTACTTCCCAGATATGATCTACCCAGTTGGCAATGCAGATATTTCATCCTACTTTGGGTATAGGACTGCACCCTGTGCTGCGTGCTCTAGCAACCATCAAGGAATTGACTTCGCTCCTGGATACGGAACCAAGGTTAGTGCAGCCATTGCTGGCACTGTAACTTTAGTTGGTTACGATGGTGAGCTTGGGTACACTGTCATTATTTCTGACGGTAAGCACATCGAGACAATCTACGGACACATGATTCCAGGATCTGCAACAGTTTCTGTTGGAGATGAAGTTGTGGTGGGACAGACCATTGGAAAGGTTGGAGACTCCGGGGTATCAACTGGGGCGCACCTGCACTTTGGACTCAAGTGGGACGGACGGTTTATTGACCCACTCCGCATACTCAAGCAGTTCGCGGGAGGTCGATAATGGCCGTCAACATTGGAAGCACCGGAAGTAGCACCGGGGAGACAACGCTCGCTGAGCGGGCCGCTCGTGCGCTAGCGCGAGAGAAATCTGTCACCGAGTCGTGGCGCAATGTCTGGAAGTGGACATCACTAGTCTTGCTGGGGAACCAACTAATTATTGTGGGTCTCTTGATCTGGATCTTAGTTTCTTAGAACAACCAAGGTTCTGTGGGGTCCTCGACGTATTCTGCGTCGGGGACTTCAAAGTTTAGGGTGTGAAGCATCGAGGCGAGAAGTGGCGTCATGGTGCTGGCTGTCGAGTGACGAGGGTGCATCTTAGGAAGCAAGTCGTTGTCGGTTACGTACTTCGCGTTCTTTGGCTTACCTGAACGGACGAGGAAGAGGAAAGCGTTGACGCGGCCCATAGCCCAGCTGTTACGATTCTGGTCGGGGCGGTGGCTAGTCGAGAATGCTCCGGCACCACGGCGGTAGACTGCCTTCAACTTTGCGAGCGTAACCTTCCGACCGTTCGGCGCTTTCTCGTTGTGATCCTTGACCTTCTTCTCAAGAGAAGTGGTGATGGCTGCGGTGAAGGTAACGCCCTTACCGTCGGAGGCCGAGCCCTTCTTGTTCTTATCTGAACCCTTGATTTGATCTTTCTTGGGAGCCTTCTTCGATCCGGCGGTGGCAGTAATTGGACCGCCAGCTGCCCATGCGTTACAGGTGCGAGAGGCGGCGCATTTGAAGTCGAGAGCGGTGCAATAACCAAGTTCCGCCTGGTCGATAGAATCCCAGGCACCAGAATCGCCGGAACCTCCCTGAGCAAGACCTTCTTCAATACACTGAAGAGTTTGTGGACGTCGATCAAAGAAGACACAGTTTCCGCAGATGGCCGACTTTGCTTCTTCGATGTCGGTGTTCCAGCGCATGGCTTTGTCCTGCCAGAACTTATCGTTTGGCTCTGCGGGGTTGAGCGGACCGTAACCTACATTGTCAATTGCGTTCTGGCGATTCTTGATATTGAGTGGGATGCTCTTCGTGGCGGGAGGACAGGTTTCTCCGTCTTCAGCTGCTGCAGTAACGGCACCATCAGGGAGGACAGCAAAACGGCATAGGCCGCCATCTTCTACATCCGAGGCGATGATCTCGCAACCGTTAGGGGAGTTGAAGAATACGCAGTTCCCACACTTGACGCCGATCTTGGCGTTGTCTTCGTTCTCCGAGGCGGGAGTGTATCCAGCCCAGACGCCAGTGTTGTCGTCGTTGAACTTACCGTAGCGGTTGGCAATCGTACGCAGAGCGTCGGCCAATTCCTGCTCTTCGGGAACTAGATTGTAGTCGTAATCCATACATCTATTTTACATCGATGGCGGTAGACTGTCTTTAGGATAAAGTAGTCCTGAGAATCTAGGAGTAGTCATGAAGAAATCACGCGGTCAGGGGCGGAAAAACCGTCCGACCCCCAAGCGAGTCAAGCCTGTGAACAAGAGTCTTTCGGCGCTAAACTTCGAACACCCGACGGTGATGCACGCTCGTTACGAGCTGGAGCTCGTCGGCGAAGATCCCCGCGTTATCGATTGGTACTGCTCCGTCTTGGCGAAGTGGGCCGAGCTTGGACACTCTGGATCGTCGGCGGAGTTGACGGCGGATATCCTGCACCGACTGATGAAGGGTGAGAACCTTGCTCCCCTGACGGCGGATCCTGCGGAGTGGGAAGACCGCTCCGAGATTTCGGGGTATCCACTCTGGCAGAATCTCCGGAACTCACAGATATTCTCAACGGACGGTGGCGTAACTGCGATCCATTATTCTGAGTTGCCGAAGGAAGAAGAGGAGACGGACGGTGAATAAATTGAAGTTTACGCTCAAGTACTGGTGGTATTCGGCGCTTGCGTGGGTGCAGGGAAAGCACCTTTTCCAAGTGTGGCCGCGAGATAAATACGGACGGTGGCAGTAATAGCCCTTGTTTGATGATAAACTAGTAAAGCCTTAGCAAGTAAGAAAGTCCTAAAGCAAGGCAGAAAGTCAGTCGCAAGGCTGATTTTTGCTTTAGGCCTCAATACCCATAAAGGAGGTTCAAAGTGTACCTCAAACTTGGAACTCTGACCTTGGCTGTCTTGGTCAGTTTTATTCCCGGAAATATGGCAAATGCTGTAGTTCCTGGGTCATTACTAAATAGTGACAGTATCTGGTGGAACCCTTCCGCTCGAACGGCTATGACTGTACAAATCTCCGTCGCCTCCGATAAGGCAGAGATGGCAGAGATTGAACGCAATTCATATCGCATAGTTCGTAAGGCTGGGAAACACTCCTACGACCTTGACACAATGGTGTGGGGAGACGATGTATTCAACACAGCGCTGAATTACATTGGCACTCCCTACTCATACTCTGGGGTCGGTCCTGAGTATTTTGATTGCTCGGGATTCACTCGGTTCGTGCTGGCTAAGCACGGCATTCATCTGGAACACTCTGCGTCGGATCAACTGTATTCTGGGGAAACTATCCCTGAATCAAAAGCTCGACTCGGAGATCTTGTATGGATGCCAGGGCACGTTGGGTTTTGGGCCGGAGACGGTCTAATCCTTGACTCCCAGAAGCCGGGTACGCGGGTTGATATCCGTAAAATCTGGAACTCGCGCTACAAGATTATTCGCCTTGATGGTTGAGATGATGTAGAATGAGTGAATGATTAAATGGTGGAATAGACTCCTCCGGCGCAAGGCGTCAATGGATGAGTGGATCGACACCCAACTAGCAAGTGGACGGTCTATGTCAGACCTCGTCTTTATCCAGACAGACACACATGTCGAATGGATTCAGGCCGAGGGGACATGGGCCGTCCCTTCTGGTTTAGATGACTCCGAGGCTGTGTTGATGGCTATCAATCTCGGGATTCTTGACAAGGTCCTCTTCGCCAAGGGTGCTGGACGAGGTGATCGGGGTGAAGTTGGGAAGATCGTCGGCGACATTGAACATGACGGACGGCACTACTGGCTGATTGACTTTGAGTTCGAGGACTGGGAAGATTTTGCACAAGATGGAACGATCAAACCTGGAGGTGACTAGTGGACTGGTTTAGTGGATTGGTTGGCGCATCGTTTGCGCTCAACGTATTCTTCGTGATAGCGTTTATTATTGCTGCGCGATCGCGTGGCAGTAAGTAACTCAACTTAATAAAGAGAAGCTCCTAGGTGTCACCCTACGGGGCTTTTCTTGTGCTAGATTATCTGTACTTCGGCATTCGTCGGAGGGAACCTCTTATATAGGAGAAACAGTGAAAGAACACATTCAAGATATTGTGCACAAGCAAGCGGCGCAAATCACTCTCAACAATGGGAAAGTCCTGAGGGATGTCATAGAGTCCTCCGATCTTGTCGGAATTGTCTTGGAGATGACCGTTGTCGATCGATCCGGTGGAACTATGCAACCTCGCATCATTCCGTGGGCAGCGATTCAAGATGTTGCTATCCTGTCCGAGTATCATTTGGATCCGAGAGACGCTCTAAAAGATCACCGCACATTCCCTGTCCCTCTTTTTTATGACTACGACACCGGATATCACAGTGGTTGGGGTAGCGGACCGTCTGCATCAGAAGATGGCGGACCATGCCACGTTTGCGCTACGTTGTCTTCTTAGGCTCTTAGCACCCACCCCCTTCTAGCTTCGGCTGGGAGGGGGTTTCTTATTGCTGGTAAAATAGAGTATGGAACTGTCGAGACGGACGGTGGCCCTCTGCGCTATTGCGTTGGGGGTTCTTATTGTCGGCGCACAGAATAGTCCTATAGTCGTGGCTCCTTCGCCTCCGGTGAAAGTTGATCTGGCTATCTATGAAATCGTTGATCATGGCGCTTTACATTGGTTTTTATACATTGAAAGGCCGCCTGAGGTTGTGCTCCCTGTAGATCCTTGGAAGTGGGAACTGAATGATAGGTGGGGCGCTGGTCGTGGGCATCGAGGCATCGATGTGGCGCTAGAGACTGGAGATCGCATCTACTCTGTGACGGACGGTGACGTTATTTTCTCCGGGTGGCAGTGGCCATATGGCTGGTTGGTCGTCGTTCGAGGTGGTGCTGGATCGCCTGGTAGGGGACTGGACTTTTGGTACGGACATCTATCTGAACGGACGGTTGAGGTTGGGGACGTCGTTTCGTCGTGGGATGTCGTGGGATTGGGTGGCTCTTCGGGAGGATCTTCGGGGCCGCATTTACACTTTGGAATTGTTCGAGGCGGAACTTTCTTCGATCCGCTGCCGTGGCTGACGAAGAATGTTGGGGGCTATGAGTGGCACCGAAGGTCAAATTTCATCACTAAATAGTCCTTCGTGAGGGAGGCTGTTTTTCGTCTTATGTCTGACGAGTCTGAGGAACGGACCGTGTCGACTTATGCAGACTTACTTGGCTGGGGTGGCCAAAAATTGATTGTCAAGGTCGATTTCCATGTGCTCAATATATAAATTTAGTTGACTCCTTGCGCTTTAGTTGGGTGGATCCTTGCTTATGGTGTTGGTTGATTGACATAGTAGGAGATAGTGGGCCCTTTGTTTAGGCGGGAGTTTTACCACTTATGTCTGACGAGTAGATTGTCACATCAAGTAAACTTAGTTTCTCCTTAACGCGTATGCGCCATCGTGCACATAGAGAGAAAATAAGTTGACTCCTCGTCATCTCAGACTCCTCAGACATAAGTAAACATAAGTGGTAGGTAGACATAGTGTGTTATGATGGGGCTATGACTGACATTGAATTCTCGGCGATATCGCCAACGTCACCTGAGGCCCAAGAATATCTCCGCGAGATGAAAGAGCGCGCGGAGAAAATGGGTCGAGGGTCGAGGGATGTTTGTGCGTGTGGGCACTCTATGAAGTACCACCACACAGATGTTGCTTCAGGCTACGTTGCCTGCTCCCCCGGACGGATCGTCTGTGGCTGTAAAGAAACACGGGCGGTACTTCGTACATCGAACCTTCGACGCTTCCTGCACAAGACTGCAGAGCCGGGGTATGGAATGAACCACTCTTTGAGCAAGGGAGTAGCTGCGGCACTAGGTGCTGGAGAAATGGTCGAGTGGATCCACACTGTCGAGACAGGCGCTGTTGCCTGTGACTCGTGTGCCGGACCGACTGGGTTCGTCGACGAGAAGGGTCAATCCCCTGTATTCGTTATGGCATTTGATCGTCACTGGATTCGAGTGTCCGACGGTGACATTGCTGCGTATTCACGCGTGATGTGTGAGTCGTGTGCTCGAGGTGTCTTTGAACACGGGATTGAGTTTCTGAGTGGCGCTCGCGCTAAAGCACGTGTCTAGTTCTAGTAAGACGGACCGAACGCTTATTTGTATCTGTGGGCACTCACTAGGTACACACCACATGGTCGGGACTGAGTACGCTCGATGCCAACCCTCTACGGGAATTCGTTGCTATTGCACTGGTGGAGATCGCGCTGTCGTTCGGCTACTTGATGTTCGCATCGGCGGTCGAGGTGCTGCGTGGACTGGCGGCCTCAAGACCATGGAAAAGGGCATCAAGGTATATCAAGACGGACGGTACCTCACTGGGCTAGATTGGGGACTACATCGTCTTAGGGAGAAAGGGTTGAGCTATGCGTGGCTTTCAAGTCGTTGCGACGTTGCTTCCTGCAGTCGGCCCTTCCTCGGGGATACCGATGTGCACGTGCGGATGGTTGGGGCTGATGGAGAAATCCTGCTCAGGCTGTCTCGCTCCGAGGATTACACCGGACGGTTCACATTGATTTGCGGAACCTGCGAGATCGAGATGAGGTACCGAGATGGAAAATAATTCTTTGGGCGGACCGTGGAGACCTGACTGGGCTAATCGTGAGTTCATGATTATCTGCATCGAATCGCAAGGCGGGAAGTACGCAGACGCTGACTTCGCTGCAGGACACTTCATTGGTGGACTTGTCGAGAAGTTGCGCGTCTCGTCTGTCTCTGGTACTGTTCCCATAGATGTGGCAGTCCCGGCTGACCTCCTTCCGCAAATCGATTTGATTGCGATGAAGTTCGGCTACATCGTTAAGCCAGACTGGGACAAGCAGTTTTACAACTACGTCCCCATCTCGTACTATCTAGTTCGAGACGTGGAGGATGTACTCGGATTAGAAGGAGACTTAGGTGAAGAACCAGGGAATGGGAATGAGTGAGGCAGGAGACATCTTTTCCTCGTGGGAAGATGAAATGAACGGACGGTGGAACATTGTTGGATTGTCCACCGAAACCTTCCGGGGGGAAGCAGTCAACTTTATGTCGATGTCCGTTGATGATGTCAGCAAGATGTTCGGCGAAAAGGTGCACGGCCCTGCGGCCATGATTGCGGCTATTCGCCTCCTCAAGAAGTGCATCGTAGATGAGACGGACCGTCAGCGTTTCGAGGAGCTATCATTCGCTGAAGCCCTCGAGGTTGTCTCGCAGTGGCACGTCTTGTCGACTAAGGCTGAGGAAGAACGCTCCAAGAAGAACCTCGCCCAGAAGATTGAAGAAACCAAGACCAAGATGAAAGAAGTCCTCGAGTCTGTTGGGTTGCCGACCGATTTGCTGGACGGCATCGAGTTGGAGAATGGGACGGTGATTGGCGAAGATGGTGACTCGGAAGACGACGACTCGGAGTGATATCGTTCCCCCGACTGGGGTAGAAATCACTGACGCTGTCGAGTTTGGTTGGTGTATGTCGGGTCAACACTCGACATGCATCGGCCACTATGTATCCTCAACGGACGGTGACACGCATAAGTGTCCATGCTGTCTAAGTGAACATAAGAACGAGAAATAGGCAACCTTCTAAGATAGTGTATAAAAATGGGGTAAACTAGGTCAGGAGGCTGCGATCTCGCAACTCACGCCATTTTTTCTTCGGAGGCCCCATGACTGACCTAGAACCAACCGACGGTTCGGGTTATCGCGATACTGACGACACCCCTGTCGATCTTCGCCCCGACTTGACGATCCTCGGCATCGACGAAGTTGATCGAGGCGTTTGCCACGACACCATGGAGAACCGAAAGATTCTCCGGGTCAGTCGGATGCAATATCAGATCATCGTCGACGAACGCGGCTCCTTCACTCCGTACCTTCGGGCCATCGCTCCCGAGTCTATGACAGAAGCTCGCGTCTCACTGATCGACAAGTTCGAACCGATCCTCGCCGATCCTCGAGATCGCAACTCCGACTACCTCACCGAGGAAGAACTCCTCGTTGAGGAACGGGCCGACCTCATCGTACCCCCGTGGGTGCTGCAGGCGAACAAGACCTGGCTCCGGCTTCGCAAGCGGCGAGAAGAGGATGTCGACTTCAAGGGCATGCCCTCACTGGGCGGCCCACCTCAACGGTGTCGCTTCATCAAGTCCGACTCGATCCGCTGCCTCAAGTGGACATCGGGACGCCGGGATGATGACGGTCTCTGCACCACGCACCTCCCGAGTGTGAGGATCGATACGCAGGGCGCGATCCACGCTGCTCGCCTTCGGGTGATGCAGTCGGCTCCCCGAGCAGTCGAGGTCCTCGAAGCTCTCCTCGAGTCTGCCGAGTCGGAACCCGTCAAGCTCAAAGCTGCGACGGAGCTCCTCGATCGAGCTGGCGTGCGCGGCGGATTCGAGATCGATCAGAATGTCGCGATCGATGTCCGGCCCGCTGCTGACATATTACAAGAACGGTTGAAGACGCTGCTGATCAACGTCACCTCGTCGCCGCTCCCCGAACTCGAGGCGGAGGTGATTGATAGTGAAGAAGGAACTACTGACGATGCTGACCGAGTTGAGGTCGAGCATCGAGACGAGCGTAGGAAAGACTAGTACCCGCGAAGAGTACATTCGACTGGTACAGTTGGCAATGGATACCGATCGGATTGTCCGGCGTGTCGAGGAAGGGATGACGGACGGTGAAGACTAAAGACAACCTCGCTGATCTTGCCTCGAAGTATCTCGGCTACACCTGCACCCACGGAAATATCTCGGTCTTCGGTCGGCGAGTCGGCTGGGATGGGCACGCCTGGAACGGATCGTTTATTGATGTAATATTCCTCGACAACGGTTTACAGCTCCCGGTCTCCCACACTCACACGGTTGCAGCTCTCGGCCACTACCTTGCTTGGGGTCAAACGGTGAGGACTCCTCGGCGAGGGGACCTTGTCTTCTACAGCTTCGGGGTCGATCCGATGGGAGCTCCGCACATTGGGGTTGTCTCCGAAGTCGCACACTGGAAACAACACCGACGGTTCTCGGCGATCGAGGCCAACGTCGCTACGCCTAACCTGCGAGCGCCGCAAGATCCCAACGGTGTGTATGAACGGATCCGGCACAAGTACGATGTACTCACATTTGTGCGGCCAGATCCGATCCCACTTTCCACATTAAAGAATGTAGAAAGTGAGCAGCGATCTGATCTTAAGTCAAAGCTGCCGCTAGTCCGCGTCGGCGAGATCCGAACCTGTACAACTCCAGCGGCTGCTGCTCGATCCCCGAAGATCGCCCGCAGTGTCGAGCTGATCCAGGTCGAGCTCTCGCGTGCTGATGTTGCCGGGCTAGAGCAAGCGGACCGCGGCGTCTTCGATGCCAAGACTCGATCGGCGCTCGCGAAGTTCCAGCGAGAACGAATGGGCTTGGTGAATGCAACGGGTGATCCTACACTTTCTACATTGAAGTATCTCGGAAGTTACGACACGCCCGGGATTCCGAAAAGTTTTGATTCCGCTGAGTGATGGTGTAATATTCCCCGCAACCGCATCCGCGGCCAAAACAACTCCAACGAAAGACGGTAAAATTGACTAAGAAATGTGAAGAGCACGACAAGACGCTCTACTCCTCAAAGAAAGATGCACGCAAAGCCCTGGTTGGCCAGCTTGCCTCGAAATCAGTACGGGCCTACCCGTGCGACGAACATATCGGCCAGTTCCATGTAACCAAGGACTGGAAGCATAAGCGGAAGGTAACAACGAGTCTCAATGGCTAAGCACATCATCATCACTACTCCGGAGCAGGATGCGGTGATCAAAGAGAACAAGCTGCTCATGACGATGGCTTGGCAGTACGAAGGTCCCGAGTCGACGGTGTTCTTTTTCGATCCGTGGAAAAACAAAGTGCACCTCCGCTTGATCCAGGTTGATCCGGATGGAACCACCAAAGTTCAATACCGATTGTTCGATTCAGCAACACAGTGGATGGACACTCCCCCAAATTCCATCTCTGGAGAATAAAAGCCGAACGACGCGCAACGGGGACCCCCTACTTGACACCAGGTAGGGGGTTCCTTTATGTTGGTAATAGGAGGGAGACGCCCTCGAAAGGAAACACCATGTCAGACACTGAACGCTATACCGAGTTCTACAAAACCGAGTTCGCAACGCTGATGAACAAAACCATCATCGGTGTGCGCGACCTCACTGCTCAAGAACGCGAGGACTTCATGTGGGGCGATTACGACCACTCCCCCGTGTTCCTGTTCAACGACAACACTTTCTTTATCCTGTCCAAGGACGAGGAAGGCAACGGCGGAGGATTCGGCTTTGTCGGGTCATACGTTCCCATCAGCGATGCCAGTTCCAAGACGGCACGCCAGCGACTGTTCGGAGAGGACAACTAATGGAAATCACACAAGACGAGTACGAGGACTTCTGGTCTGAGACGATGGGAGGCGGATGGGAATTCGACTCCTGCTGGGTCACCATCAAGTATCACGGAGACGCCACCTGGGAAAAACTCGGTCGCTTCACAATCGCGGGCGAGGATCCTGAGAACGAGGGATTGAAAGTCCGCAAGGAACTCGGTATCGAGGACTTGCTCAAGGCATACCAGTTCTGCCTCGACAAGAACTACAGCCACTGCTCGGGTGGTTGGGATTGGCAAGACCAAGACCTCTGCACCTCGAGCGGAATTTTGCAGGTCGCAGTCTACGGAGACATCATCTACGGATAGTCTTGACACAGAGGGGCCCCCCGGCTTGACTTCGGGGGGTCTTTTCTGTAAATTGATATTGGGTGACATCCACCTACAACCTGAAAGGAATCATTATGCAAGGAACGCACCACTCCTCCGCCCTGATGGACACAGTCATCAAGCGCAAGGAGGCCAAGGAAAAAGCTGGCCAGACCTTCGAGGGTAACCTCCTGCTGCAACTCATTGCGGACGAACTCCGCAACTGGTCGAACCATGACCTGTTCGCCCTCTACACCGAGTTCGAATACCCGGTGGTTACGCACGAGGAGATGGAGGAACGCGACTTCTCGGAGTACGACAACCCGATCTCGCTCATGCGATTCGCAATCGGACTTCAGGTCGAGCAACTCGTCAAGACGTTCTTCCCTGACCCCGAGCACTCGACTGTGTTTCTCGAGACCATCTCGTACCTACACCAGAACCTCGAAGACCTCGCCGGGTACGTCAACCTCCAGTTGGAAAAAGACGGACTCCAAGAGAACGAGCGCACGCTCCTCGGAGATGTGATTGAGCACATCAATGACGCTCACTTCAACATCGACATCGAGAACCTCGAAGCCGAACTCACTGGCTTCTAGCCGAATCAGACCCCCCCTACTTGCGAGGGGGGGTCGTTTCGCGTACAGTGGAACTGTACCCGAAACCAAGTAGGGTCACGAAAGGATAGACACGATGGAAACATCCGTACCCGGCACAATCGTTGCCGACCTTCAGCGACTTGCTGAAGTCCGGGAGCAGAAGAACGCTCTCGACAAGGAGGACACCGATCTCCGCACTCGCATCCTCGATGCAATGGGTGGGGCAGAGGTAGCCACCTACCGTGGCAAGGCAGTTGCCAAGACCAAGAGCGTTCCGCGCACTCTGGTTGACAGCGACCTCCTCAAGGCGAAGTGGCCTGCAATCTTCGAGAAGGTTCAGAAGGTCTCGCACTCCCTCCGCCTCGAAATCCTCACTGCCAAGCAGTAGGCTTTCGCCAACAGACACCCCTCGCTTCGGCGGGGGGTGTTTGCATTTGTTGTGTAATGAGCGTAGGCTCGAGGTAGCCAGAGAGTCTGGCGCGAAAGGAGACAGAGATGTCGACACAAATGAATACCGTTCCGGGGATTCTCATGAACCTCGAGGAGGAGTGGCAGATGGCAGAGCGTGACAGCATGCAGACTGGTGACCTCGAGGACTCGGCCTACCACACGGGGCGAGCAGACGCACTCCGCGACCTGTTCATCCAAATCAACAAGGCACTCGATGTTCGCTTCGAGTTCCAGCAGTACGTGGCAGACCGCAAGGCGAGCGACCCCGCGTTCATCGCGGTGGCAAGCGAAGTGGATGGTCAGTACTAATGACCAACTACGCCGTGGTCAACGAACACCTGCCAGCCTCGGAGTGTGTCTCATTCGCTTCACGGAAGTGGAACGGATGGGTCATCCCCGAGTTCACGCTGACCCAAGTGGTCAACGATGTATTCCAAATGCTGATGGCTGGTGAGTACTACAACCAGTTTGGGTACAACGCCCAGACCGATACAGTCTGGGTCGTTGAGCCTGACCGCGACCCGAGCGAAGCACGGATCGAGTATCAGGGATACCTGAACAAGAACGGTACTCGGGTCTACGCAATCGGTGGTGGGGAGTGGACATGGGACAAGCACGACTGCTGTGACCATGTCGAACACGAGTCCTACTGCTCCTGCTGTGGGAACGAGAGCGTCCACAAGTAACGGAGGAGGGGGGTGCATTGCACTCCCCTCGCTTCCGTCCTAAACTCAAAGTGTGAGCAAGGTCTGCTCACGGAAAGGAACCGATGGGTTACTACATCAACATTCAGGAATCGAACTTTGTGATTCCGGCACACAACCTTGACAAGGCTCTCGAGCGGTTCAAGGCACTCAACCACGACCCGAACGCAATCAAGGGTGGAGGCCGATGGTCAAGTGGTGAGGAGAACGAGAAGTGGTTCTCGTGGATGCCCACCGACTACGACCAGACTGTGTCCTCGGCACAGGAGGTTCTCGAACTCCTCGGGTTCGACTGCATGATTCAGGAGGACGGCGGTCTCAATGTCCACGGATACGACAGCAAGATTGGTGACGAGTCACAGTTCATCAACGCCATTCGCGACCTCGTGGATGTGTCGTGCTACATCATCTGGCGTGGCGAGGACGGCGAGATTTGGAAGTGGACACCGCACGGAATCTACGAGGGTCGAGTAGTCTTCGAGGCGTAGCAACACAGGAGGAGGGGGGCTTGCGCCCTCCTCTTTCTTTGTGTAATGTCAGAGTGTGGCCGGAAACTCCGACCACGGAAAGGATAGACAGCATGCACACTTTACATTGGGTTGCCGTCAAGAGCAACGAGACCATTGGCGAGAACGGCATTGACATGGACGAGGCCAAAGAGAGCGCGGCCCATGAGGTCAACAACACTCTCTCGGGAGACGAGCGGCCTTACGCGGACTGGTACGACTGGTTCGTTGTCGGTGGTGGTCGGTTCTTCCAGAACACTGACGCTTATGTGTTCGACACGATGAATGTGATCGCTTTCTCGGAAGACCCCAAGAAGTTCTCCAAGACAATCCGCGAGTGCCTCGAATCACGCGCTACCGAAATGCGTCGCCGTCTCGAGGAAATCAAACTCCGCAACGAGCAGGACGGGAAATCGTTCGAGGAACGGGTTGAGGAGTACCTCGCGTACTCGCTGAGTGATTCGACCGAGTTCCCGTACGACCCGCTCTCAACGATGTACCAGTTCGGGTATCTCTCGCGCATGGCTGCCGAGTATTGGTTGCCCGACACCTACTTCTATGACATCACCAACGGTGTCACGGAAATGCGCTACCTCCTCAAGGACATGGAGGACAGCGAGAGTGCCGACCAATGGTTCCTCGTGCCAGTGGACTTCCACTACTGACCGACAACGCAGGGAGGGGGGAGACCCCCTCCTTGCGCTTTTTTATTACACCGCGTATCGTTGAGACTGTCCAACGAAAGGAGACATTATGGACACGCTCAAACGCTCTAAAGACCGCAAGGTGACGAACGCTGTCATGCCCTCGGGTAAGACGCCAGCAATCGCCAACACATTCGGTCTGCCCTCGGGGAAGCCATTCTCTTGCCCGGGAGCAACCTCGGTCTGCGAGATTATCTGCTACGCCGGGAAGCTCGAAAAGATTTACAAGGGAGTACGCGAGGTGCTGGTTCACAACTGGAACCTGCTCCGCAACGCTGACCTCGACACGATGTACGCCCTGCTTGACGGCATGGTGACGGACTTTGAGAAGGACAGCGACAAGCGAGGCGCGGACAAACTGTTCCGTATCCACTGGGACGGCGATTTCTTTAACGACGCCTACACCTACGCGTGGAAGCGCGTGGTCGAGAATCATCCCGATGTTCAGTTTTGGGTCTACACCCGAACCGAGGACAGCGCGATTATCCTCCGCGACATTCCGAATCTGTCGCTGTACTTCTCGGCGGACAGCGCGAACCTCGACACCGCGATCGCGCTCCGCGAGGAGTATGGGATCCGTCTCGCGTATCTCGCGGACAACTTCGAGCAGGGTCAATCGGTAATCAAGCAGATTACTGGCCGACCCGGTGCCAAGTGTCCAGAGAACAAGGGAGCATTGCCCCTAATCTCCAACGAGGGTAGTGCCTGCGTACGCTGTGGTCTGTGCGTATTCAACAAGGCGGACATCGTATTCTCCGCCAGCAAGAAGTAACGAGAGGGAGGGGAGCCTTGCGCTCCCCTCTTTTCTTGTGTAATGTGGAATTGTGACACCCGTCACTCAACCGAAAGGAAACACAATGATAGATACCGAACAAGAGAACGTCGTAGTCCCACACGAAGTCATCGGGTTCCTGCCCGTCACCGACGAGCGATACCCTCTGCTTCTCAAGAGGCGACTTGGTGACAAGGCTCCCGACCTCTGGTACTTGGGGAACCTCGACCTGCTCTCCGACCTCAACAACGCCGTGACCCTCACGGGCGCACGTGCCTCAACGGGCTACGGCGAACACGTCGCGATGGACTTCGCGGCTGGCCTCGTCTCGCGTGGCTACACCACCATCACTGGCGGAGCGTACGGCATTGACGGAATGGCTACTCGCGCCACTCTGGCGTGTGGTGGGAACACCATCGTTGTCGCTGTTGGGGGACTCGACTCCGCGTACCCATCGGGTCACTCGGAACTGTTCCGCCGAGTCGCGATGACGGGACTCCTGCTCTCGGAGTCGCCTCCGAAAACGGCTCCGACTCGCGAACGATTCTTGAAGCGGAGCAAGTTGATGGCGAACCTCTCGGTTGCTGTCGTGGTTATCGAGGCTGGCTACCGCAGTGGCTCCATCAACGTCGCGAAACACGCGCTCAAAAAGCGTCGAGCAAAGGTCGGAGCAGTTCCTGGCCCGATTACTTCGGGAACTTCCGCTGGCACTCACGAACTCATCAAGCGTGGTGCGAACCTGATTACCTCCGTTGCCGACATTATCGAGATGTTGGGTCGGGAGTAACCCACACCGAGAGGGGGGAGGCTAACGCCTCCTCCCTTTTCGGCGTACGATGGAATCGTGCCACCCGGCACACCAACCGAAAGGAACAGAATGACCAAGCAAATCCACTTCGTGGTCTACTACGATCCGAGCGATGACGGCTTCTGGCTTGACGATGAATCGTTGATGGCCAAGTTTCACGAACGGGCGTGGTTCGATGACGAGGAGCAGGAATGGGTGCGGCCTGATGGAGACGAGGAAGAACAACTCGACTACATCATCAACCAGCGACTCGCCACTCTGACCCAGCCGGTCGCTACCACGACCTACTTCGCCGAGGATGGTTCGTACGGAGTAGCCAAGGGAATCAAACTGGTGGACACCAGTAACTGGGATGAAGCCGACTGGGCTTTGATTGAGGAAGCCTCGGACTCCGAGCGACCTGCTCTCGCCCAGCACATCGCCAATGTCAAGGTGGTCTGCCCACAGTAACAACACACGGAGGGGGGAGCATTGTGCTCCTCCCTCTTGTTGTGTAGTTTGGAAGCGTGGGGAGACGGTCTCCTCACGGAAAGGACATTATGCCAAAGACATACACATTCCTCACAGGGGAACGAGTCGAGGTCATCGCCGAGACGCTCGAAGAAGCGCAGAACCTCATTGGTCAGGGGGAGTACAAAGAAATCGAAACCGAGACAATGCTCTTGGAGGTCACTGATGTGGAGTGAAACCACCGCTCTCGAAGCGGAACTAATCTGGGAATCTGATGTGAATCGGATTGCGCGTGGATTCTTCCAATCGCCCCTGACCGCCAAGACCGACACCAAGGAGTGCCTGCTATACACCTCCGACTACTCCGAGGAAATGGTCTCCTACCTGCTCGACTACTTTGATGTGGACAAGCAGGACTGGTGGGGAGACGAGCCTCTCCCCGAAGTAACCGACAAGATGTTCCTCGCTGCCAAGATGAGCGAACAGGTCGCTTACCGAATACAACCCATCAGATAAAACGCGACCCCCCTCCCTTGACTCGGAGGGGGGTTTCGTTTATTGTTGTAATGTAGCCACTTGGCTACCCGATGAAAGGAAGCAGTATGCCTAACTGGGTCTACAACAGCGTGACCGTCACCGCGCCCAGCGGAGACAAAATGGAACTCCAATCGTTCCTCCGCGAGATGGAAATGCCCCGACCTGAAATGGTCTATGACGGCTTCGAGCCGACAGGCGAAATCAAACTGAACGAGGGTGGCTTCTCGTTCTGGAACATCATTGCTCCGCCAGCCGACAAGTTGGACGATTACTTTGGTCGCAGGGGCGTTGTAAACGGCGAGCAGGTCGGGAACACCGACACCAACTGGTACTCGTGGAACTCCGACAACTGGGGTTGTAAGTGGGACGCTGGTGACGGAGACATCGAGTTCGAGGACGAGGACAACCAAATCCGAATCACATTCCAGACTCCGTGGGATTATCCGCGTGGCGTGGTCGCTGCCCTTGCCGAGCAGTATCCGCACCTCGAAATGTCGTGGTGGTACGAGGAGGAGCAGGGCTGGGGTGGAGAACTCACGCTCAAGGACGGTGAGGTAATCGTGGACGAGGAGTACGACATCCCCAACAGCCACGCCGACTACCAGAAGCGTGACCGCGAGTGCTACTGCGAGGTCGAGACTGACCCCGAATGCTGGTACGCCGATTGCCCCAAGTCAATCGAACTCGCCACGAAGTAACGGACAGGAGGGGGGAGACTATCGTCTCCTCCCTCTTTGCCGTAGTTTGGAAACAGGTCGGGTGATGGTCACGCGATCGGAAAGGAACAGAATGAAAAAGTACACGGCATACGCCACACTCATCAAGAACCTCGAAGCCACGGTCGAAGCGGCCAGTATCGAGGAAGCGGAAAAGATGTTTGACGAGATGATTTCGGATGACTTCTTTGTTCAGGGTGGCGAGTTCACAATGGAAAACATTGTCGAGCAGGTGAGCGAGTAATGGCGAACTACTACGGCAAGGTCCGTACCAACTACTTCGCGGTCAAAGACCCTGAAGCATTCCGCGAGGACATTATGAACTACCCTGTCGAGATGATTTCGCAGGAGCAAGACGGACAAGTGCTGTTCGGATTCCTCGACACAGACGAGGGTGGTCTGCCCTCCACGACCTACAACGAGGAGACAGACGAGGACACCGTCATCATCTGGGAGGACTTGTTCATCAAGCACCTCGCGGATGATTGGGTAGCAATCATTATGGAAGTCGGTTCGGAAAAGCACCGATACTTCCAAGGGTTCGCCAGCGCGTACAACAACAAGGGTGAGTCCAAGCACATCTCGCTTGAGGACATCTATGATGTTGCCAAGTATCTCGGTGAGGTAGTTCCACACGCTAGTTACTAGCGGTCAGGGGGGAGGGGTCGTTGACCTCTCCCCCCTTTCGTGGTTGACTTGGATTGCCACAACGAAAGGAAACACAATGGCTGAACGAGTAACGTGGGTTGACTACATCTGGAAAGATGAAGTCGTGCCAGGAGATACAGAAGCGCAAGTGGTCATACTGAACGACCCCGACCTCTACGAGAAAATGGTGGAGGACGAGAGTTTCGACAATATGATTTGGTTCTACTTCCAAGACGAAGCCGAGTTCCAACGGGCGTTCGACAAGGACACGGACGAGTTTGAGTTCACGCTCATTCGCGAACGAAACGAGTAACGGCGAGGGGAGGTTGCGGCCTCCCCTCACCACCAACCGAAAGGACAACAAGCAGTGAAATTTATGACACTATCCGAGAACGACTCGGGTGCAAACGGAACGAGTCTGCAAGGGTACATCGAGACAACTCGTGAACACATCGAGACGGTGTTTGGATCACCAACCATCTCTCTAGGGAACGACTCGGGAAGCAAGGTTACGACCGAGTGGGACTTGCTGTTCGAGGACGGTACTCGAGTAACGCTGTACGACTGGAAGCGATACGAAGACGGTGCGCCAGAAATGGACGAACTCTACGAATGGCACATCGGGGGAGACTCGCTCTTCGCCGTGAGCCGTGTGGTCGAAGCACTGGGGATTGCCGGTCGGGTCTTCGCGTAAGAAGCGACACGAGGGGAGGGGGTCATTGCGACCTCCTCCCTTTTGTCGTAGTTTGGGAATGTGAGCAGAACGGTTCTGCCACGGAAAGGAAGCAATGCTGGTTATTGTCTCGACCGCAGACGGTCAAGAACACCGCTTCGACAACGCAACTGCCGTGAGTGTCAATGGCGTTCCGTTGGAGGAGGAAACCACGGAGCAGAAGTGGGCGCGATTCTTGGTCGCGGCCAACGCGCTTCAGGACGGACACGCCCTCTACTACGACACAGACGAGGAGTTGTTCGAGAACTACAAGGTCGGTGAGTGGGAGAACGAGGTCGGCGTGATGATGAAGTACGGAACGCTTCGTCCGATTCTCGCTTCCGATTACATCTCGGAAATGTGGGACGAACTGGTCTCTGAAATGGGCTACGTCAATGTTGAGTTTGAGATTGACGGTGTTTCCTACGACCACGAGATTGACGCTTCGGAGTTGGTTGAGCAGTACGGAGAGTCAACCGCGCGTGACGAGTGGGTACAGTCGAAAGACTTCTACTCGGACGAGGACTACAAGGTCTCTCGCGAACGCGACACGGTCAGCGACTTCGTGTGACCGATTGGGGAGGGGTGCTTGCACCTCTCCCCTTTCTCGCGTAGTTTGGGAATGTGGCCGAGGGTCGGCCACCGAAAGGAACACAATGAACGACAGGTATGAATCCCGCAGGAAAGGCTGCATTGCCCACAAGGTGGACAGCGAGGCGTTGACCAAGCACATCCACAAAATCCTCGAACTGACCTACGGCAAGTTCGATGGGCTTGAGAAGTGCGAGGTCGAACCGCTGGTCTTCGTCACGCTCAAGGACACGGACTCGTGGAGGAAGCCCCGGGTCGCCATCATCGGAACCGAGGGAGTCGGTTGGCGGAGTGACGAGGACAGTCGAATCGTGACCGTCCCCGTCTGGTCAAGCAACGGGTTCTCGTACGCTCACCCCGTTGACCTCCACGTCAATATGCTCCAGACATTCGTGACCGAGGAAACGGTTGACCTCGCGGACTGGGTTCGCGTGTTCGGTGACCGTCTGGAAACCAACCTGTGTATCTGGCAGGAAGCAATGGCGGTGACCGAGAACGCTTCGGTCTAACCGCAAGAGAGGAGGAGGGGTCGTTGACCTCTCCTCCTTTTTTGCGTATCGTTGAGGTGTGGGGGGAAACGCTCCCTACGGAAAGGATCACTATGTCGGACTTCGACACAGTAGTCACCGCTCGCAGGATTGACCTGTCCGAGTTGTTCATCGGAACGCAGGTCACGATCTCGTTCGTTGAGAAGGACACGGGAACGGGTCGGTCGCAATACCTCCTCGCTTGGAGTGACGGAGTAGCGAACGACTGGTACGAGTACTACGACGAGTTGCACCAAGCACTTGCTCGTGTCACGCTCCTCGCGTTCATTGACACCGAATCTACGGGGTCGGGTCTTGACCGCTCGTTCTCGGACCTCGGTTCGCAGTTCGCTCAACACGCTGACGCGTTCGTTCGGTCACGCACCAATCGCTAGGCAATGGGGGGTCACTTCGGTGACCCCCTACTTGCGTTGGTTTCGCTGTCGGCGTAGAGTGATGTTGTGGGCAGATGGTCTGCCACGGAAAGGCACATAATGAAACTGAAACTCAAAGGTCAGACTGGCTGGGGTGCTGTTGAGTCGGCACTCTCGGAGGCTAGTGGCATCGCGTTCGACACCTGCCACAAGATTTATATCTTGATGGACGAGGAGCAGATGAAGCAAATGGCGGAGTACGGCTACGACCCTCTCATCTCGGCGAGCGACATGGACTCATACGCCATGCTGGAAAAGGTGAAGGAGTGGTACGAGGAGTCGTGCGGCCTTCGGTTCGTGAACGCTGTCTACACCAACCACGAGAACCCGAACGATGGGTTCTGCGACCTCATTCCTCAGGGCTTTGACGAGGACGAGGAAGACTGACCAAGACGGAGCGCACCCTTTCGGGGGTGCGCTTCGCTCCGTTCACGAAAGGAACGACATGAAATCACGCGCTGCCATTGGGTACACGATCTACGCACGCCGACACGATCTCGGTATGACCGGACTCGAGCTCGCCCGAGCCTCGGGAGTATCGAACGCCTACATCTCTGAGGTCGAGCACGGAAAGAAAGAGGTGTCGAGTGACTACCTCGCGCTACTCGCCAAGGGACTCGGACTCACGGTTGGGGACATACTCATCTCCGCTGGGCACCTGACGAACGAGTGGGAGGGGTACTTGACCACAGTTAGGTCGAAGCGTAGTGTTGAGGTGTAGGGAGATTCCCTGCGGAAAGGAAAGTTATGACCAACACAATTATGAAAGCCGTCGTCACGACCGAGTGTACCTGTGAGGTGTACGACGAAGTGACCGACAAATCCACACCGAGCGATGATTGTCACGGGTGCTGGGACGACAACCAAGAGGACTACAGCGAGAACTTTCTCCCCGAATGGACGAGTCGTCACGGAATCACCAACACCGAGGACATCGTCATCTGGAGCGAGGCGATGAATTGGGACCGAGTTTCGGGACACGCCATCTGTAAGGTCGGCACCATCGTTGACACGCTCGCAATCAATGGGCAGTACCGCCTTGACTTCGAGTACGACCCTGAGTCGGGCAACCTGACCTGCACCCGATACTCGCACGACGAGCCGATGGGCGCGATGTTCAAGGTCGGCTACCTCCGCGACATCGAGGAATCCGAATGAGCCAGGCGAAGGAGGGAGGCGTGAGCCTCCCTCTGGAGCCGGACTCGGCTCGACAGGACTCGGCTTTCCACACTTGGACTCACGATTGGGAATTGGTGTGGGCCGACTTCACGACACCTCGGTTCCGCGTCTATCGCAACGGAGAGATGCGGATTCACGCTCGCAAGGCTCTACTCTCGGACTACGAGGTGTTGCGCTACACGGACGACCTTGAGTCATTCGGTATCAAGACGGACGCCGACCTTGCCGAATGGGAAGCCAAGGGTGCGGAATACTTCGATTGGATCAACAATTCGTGGTTCGAGGTTGTCTCGCTCCGTGACGGAGACGAATCGTTTAGCGAGGTCTTCCACGAACTCGACGAAGCGATTGCTCAAGCCCAAGTACTTTGGGAGGAATACGGAGCAGACGGAAACATCTGGGAGTAATCCCGACAGCATCCCTCACCCTCGGGTGGGGGAGGTTGTTTCGTGTCCGGGGTCGGGTGTACGGTTGAGGTGTGGAGGAAATCCCTCCCCGAAAGGAAAATGAAATGGGATATTTCAGCGACCAGGGTCGCGCGGAGCGGGCGTACTACACTCCGCCAGACGACCCAGAGGACGAAACCGAGGAAGCCGTCTACGACACAGACGAGGATTGGCGATTCGACAAGTAGTGTCGGAGGGGGGAGGCTCGCGCCTCTCCCCTTTTTCGCGTAGTGTCAAAGTGTGGGAGGAAACGCCTGCCACAGGAAAGGACAGAATGTCGGACACGATTATTCTCGGCAACGCACTTGTTGCCACAACACCACGCCAAGTGGTGACCAGCGAGGGAACGGCGATTACGTCATTCCGAATCAGCACGAAGCGCGACGAGCGCGGTGACCAGTGGAACTACTACACGTTCACGGCGTTCGACCAAATGGCGTACGACATCATCGCAACGGTTCGCCGAGGTGACCACATCACGGTCATCGGTTCGGTCACGGTCCGCGACTGGGAACACGATGAAGGGTCTGGCACGTTCGTTGAGGTCGTTGCCGACCAGTGGTTCCCTGTCAACGTGCGCGAAACTGCTAACGCCTAGTCGGTTGGGGGAGTGGGAAACTGCTCCCCCTTTTTTCTTCAGTGCTGATATTCGTTCTAATCGTCCTCCCGAATGTGATCGCTTTCATCGTCGGGACTCTATACACCTACTGGCAGTACCGCGACCGCTGACGAGTCCCCCACCTTCGGGTGGGGGTTCGTTGCGTTACGGATGCCGGAGTCGTATTGTAGAAGCGTGGGGAGAAACGCTCCCCCCGAAAGGAACACAATGGCTATCAGTCCTTATGCCGAAATAGTGTGCGACGAATGTGGCGCATACGACGACGGTGACCCCATCGACGCGTTCGACAACCTCGGTTCTTGGCTCTGCTGGGATTGTCGCGACGAGGACTAGTCCCCCCGAACGCCCCCCTACTTCGGTAGGGGGGTTGTTTGCGTTTTGCGAGGTCGGCGCGTAGAGTCGAAGTGTGGAGAGAAACACTCTCCCCGAAAGGAAATGATGGAACTGATGAACGACGAGGTGCGCGCAGCACTTCCACCGCTCTACACGAACGAGAACAAGTCGCTTGAGGAAACGATGGCTACGGTCAAGTACTTCACCCCCTGGGCGAACTGGACTTGGTACGCAACCGAGTTCGATGGCGAAGACCAGTTCTTCGGTCTGGTCAACGGCTTCGAGATGGAGTTGGGATACTTCTCGCTCTCGGAACTCTCAGGCGTGGTCGGTCCGATGGGAATGATGGTCGAACGCGACCTCTACTGGGAACCGCGCTCGCTCGCTGAAATCCAAGCAAGCAACCTCACCGTCTGACGGTCACCGCGAACCCCTCTACTTCGGTAGGGGGGTTCGTTGTTTTGGTATTTTGCGCGCGTCACGGTGTGGTAGCCTAGACGGAGTGGTTGTCAGGGAATCGTGTTTACCCCTTGACGGTAACGCCACACACAAAGAAACGCCCCCCGAGAGTTATCCCTTTCGCTCGGGGGGTACTTTGCGTTTGCGCCCCGATCGCGTAGATTGGAAGTAGAGGGGAACCGCCCCTGAAAGGAACCGAGATGATGGAACTCACCATTACGCGAGCAGGACTTCTGCTCAAGTGTGTCGAATGCTCGCGAGTGTTCGACCCGACCAACGAGGTTGACGAGCAGGAACTGTCCTACGGACACGATTGCGAGGGGAACTGATGAAAAAGAACCCGAACAACCCGACCTGTACCTGCGACCAACTCGACGAGGACATTCTCGAAGAAGACGGTTACACCTGCTATTCGTGCTATGACGGTGGAGAGGGGAAAGTTCCCTGTGATGCCTGTGGTAAGAAAACTCACCGCGACAACGGAGAGCCGTACTGCTTCCCCTGCTGGGATGTAATCCACGCTCAATACGAGTGACCGCCGAGCAACCCCTCACCTCACGGTGGGGGGTTGTTTGCGTTGTGGCCGCCGGTGCCGTAGTTTGGAAATGTGAGCAACACGGTTCACACCAAGCAAAGGAAACATAATGGGACTGGATATGTATCTATCTGCCGAGAAGTACCTATCGGGTTGGGAACACCGACCCGAAGCAGACCGCGAGCAGTTTGCGAGTGTGCTGGAAACGGCAGGGTTCGACCCTGCGATACTGCCCGAATACTCGCCGTCTGCGACCCTCGCTGTGACGGTAATGTATTGGCGGAAAGCGAACGCCATTCACCAATGGTTCGTGAGCAACTTCGCTGATGGGCTTGACGAGTGCCAAGAAATCGGCGTACCGCGTGACGGCTTGGAAGCGTTGCGAAACCTGTGCGACATCATTCTCGGCGCGAGCGAAGCAAACCGAACGGCAATCGCGGAAGAACACCTGCCACCACAGGCTGGCTTCTTCTTCGGTTCGACCGAGATTGACGAGTGGTACTGGAAGGACTTGGAAACCACTCGTGACGAACTCTCGCAGATACTCGCCAACAAGTCACTCGCCGATTGTGACTTCACCTACCGAGCAAGTTGGTAGCCTGAACCGAACGCCCCTCACCCGAAAGGGTGGGGGGTGTTTGTCGGTTCGCCCCACGATCGCGTACGGTGGAGATGTGGGGAACACGCCCTGCCAACAAAGGAGAACCGATGGACAACGAAGAGATTGTGCTAGTGCCGTGCGACGAGTGCGGTGCGCTCTTCACCTGCGAACACAAAGGTGAGTGGGTGTTCGGGTACTAGCCCCAACCGCGCCCCCCTGCCCTATCGGGTGGGGGGGTTGTTTGCGTTGTGTTCGCTCTGGTCGTAAAGTAGAACCGAGAGGGGACACGCCCCTCGCAAAGGAGAGACGTGGTAAAAATCCGCTGGGAAGCACCGCCGAAGCGCGCTGTGCAAACAGGTAAGTACGGGGCGATTGCTAAAGCCCTCAAAGCAAATCCAGGAGAATGGGCCGTCGTTAGCGACAACGCACCAGCAAGTTATGTGGTGTCAATCAAGCGAGGTATCTTGATTGGATTCACCCCTGCTGGGTCGTTTGAAGCGACTTCGCGCAAGAACTCCAACCGCAGTAAGCGCGTTACCGTTTACGCTCGCTACATCGGCTAACGCCACGAACACCCTCCACCGAAAGGTGGGGGGTGTTTGCGTTTGTCGGGTGTGGCCGCGTAGAGTGGAATCACGAGAGGGACACGCCCTCTCCCAACGAAAGGACACGACAATGGTCGTAACCAAAAAGGTCGCTGACGCGGTCGCCGAGTTCCGCGCTCTCAAGGCGGAAATCGACACACTCACCAAGCAGAGTGAAACGCTCCGCGCGCTCATCATCGGCGCGGTCGGCGAGGGAACGGTGGAATACAAAGGGCAGACAATCGCTCGCGTAACCGTCACCGAACGCAAGACAACGGACACCAAATCCATTCTCTCGGCGTACCCTGCTATCGCGGAAGCGGTATCCAAAGGCGAGTTCACCAATGTCGCTTCGGTGACTTCGGTTCGCCTCCCCTAGTCCATCGAACGGTGTGGCTCTCGCGAGAGGGTCACACCGTTCCCAACTCTCACGAGAGGGAAACAATGTCCAACGACACGATATTCATCGTGACGGTTGTCGCGAGTTTCGTGACGGGTATCGCCGTCACGCTATTCACGATCAACTGGTTCTATCTGCTCAAGCACCGCCCACGGTTCAATCGCCGTCAACGCCAATACATCTACGCGATGAACCACTCACCGTTCACCAAGTCCAAGAACAAGTAACGCGAACGAACGCCCCCTACGCCTAACGGTGTGGGGGGTGTTTGCGTTCTGGCCGATGCCGGTGCTACCTTTGCGGTATGGGGGAACCGCCCCCGAAAGGAAACAATGTTCGACTGGACTAACCCCGACGATTTGGATAGCCTTTTCGTCCCCGACGCTGCGGAACGAATCGAAGCGTTGCCCGAAGCACAACGCGCCGAGATAATGGCAATCTTGGACAAACTGAAATAACGGAACGCGACACCCCCCGCCGAAAGGTGGGGGGTGTTGGCGTTTGTTCGGCGTTCGGCGTATCGTTGTGAATGTGGGGAACACGCCCCGCTAATCGAAAGGTGTCCAATGGACAAGCAAGAACAGATTGAGTTTCTGGAAAACTCAATCGCCACCCTAAAAGAAATGCGAAACACGGTGGCAGAGTTGATGGTGGAGAACGCTATGCGGTTGGGCGAAATCAACGCCCAAATCGAAAAGCTCTCTACGGCTAACGCCGATAACACGGCGAACGCCACCGTCACCGAATAGGTGACACGGCGCGCCACCGTTGGGAACACGGTGGCGCGCTACACTCTCAACCGAACGAAAGGAACGAAATGACGGATTACGAAATCCTGAAACAAGCCCACACGCTCATCACTCGCGCGATTACCGAAGAGGGTATCTTCGGTGAGGGAGTAGGTGCGAACTTTATCGTAGTGGACAACGCAACGCGACTAGTTGAGGAATACAACCAAGCCTGCGCCAACGGAACAATCAACAACGAACCTGTCTAACCGCCGACAACCCCCTATCGCTTATGCGGTGGGGGGGTTGTTGCGTTGTCGGGTGTGGCCGCGCTATCGTTGAGGTGTGGGCAACACGGCTCACACAAGCAAGGGAGAATCACATGAGCGACACGCTCACGGTGACGGGGCTTATCGCCACGACACCACGCCATATCGTGACGGCAGAAGGTCTGCCCATCACTTCATTCCGCCTCGCGTCGTCACAGCGACGATACGACAAGGCTACTGAAAAGTGGCTTGACGCTTCGACCAATTGGTACACGGTCACGGCGTTCCGCGCTCTCGCCGTGAACTCAATGGCGTCGCTGAACAAGGGCGACCGTATCGTAGTCGTCGGTCGCTTGCGCGTTCGCGATTGGCAGACCGACGACCGCACGGGAACGAATGTCGAAATCGAAGCGGAAACGCTCGGTCACGACCTGTTCTGGTGTACCGCTGAAGCCAAGCGCGTTGTAGTGTCCAACGCGAACGCCCCCGTTACCGCCGAAGCCACCGCCGAGTAACGCCACCAACAGCCCCTCACGCCAATCGGCGTGGGGGGTTGTTGCGTTGTCGGCGTGGGGCCGCGTATCGTTGTCGGCGTGGGGGACACGCCCCACGCCGTTGCCCCAAGGAGGTGACTCTTATGGCTACTGGTGACCTCACCGACCCGTGCCCCGAGTGCGGTACTCGCGACACCGAGGGAATTGCGTACCACACGCACGACCTCGACTTCGTCTTCAACCGATGAAGTAGTCGCCGCCGACAACCCCCTATCGCTTATGCGGTGGGGGGTTGTTGCCGTTTCGGCGCTCGCCGTTGTAATCTGATATCACCAACGAAAGGAGAATGGAATGTCCATTCGTCGATTCCGCGCCCTTATGGCGCTGGGGCTGTATGCGGTTGCGGTTGTCACCGCGCTTACCGCCGATAGCCTCGCCCGTTCCGCCGAGATGTCGGGACTGTCCTACAACGCTACATTCGACCGCGTTATGGTTGTCGGTTGTATCGTTGTCGCCTCTGCCCTACTCAGTTGGAATGTCGGGGAAGAAGTGTACCGCCGTAGTCTTCGGCGCTCGCGGTAACGCCAAACGCCAACCCTCACCGCCTATGCGGTGGGGGTTGGTTGTTTCGTGTCGGGGGTATGCCGTAGTCTGAAAACGAAAGGAGGACACAATGTCCATCACACTCAAACGCGGCACCCTCACGCCGTTCACCTACGAGGGTGCGGAGTACCTACTCCGCTACCTCGGCAACATCTCGCGTAGCGATTATGTTGTCATCGTTCACGAGGTCGGCAACACCTCTGGACGGTTCGCCCAAGCACGCGCGCCTCGCCGTTCGATGCTCACGCCCGACTACATCGGTACGCGAATTGCCGATGCGGTTGCCCGATACGCTCGCCAAGCGTAACGCCATACGGTAGCCCCTCTGACACACCGTCAGGGGGGCTATCGCCGTCTATGCCGTTGCGGCCGTAGTCTGGAATCACGAACGAAAGGAATCCCGAATGTTAGACGATATCATCCAGACGGAGGAACGCCGTTCCCCGCTGAATCACCGTTGCCCACGATGCCGAGTCGGTCACGAACACCCGACCATTCATATCATCTGGCGCACCGATGGTCGAATCGCGCAATGGTATCGGTGCGGTTGCGGTGCGCTGAACGAAACGCGCCTAGTCGTTGAGCCGATAATCCTCTGACGCGCCGACAACCTCTCCTCCCGATTCGGGGAGGGGAGGTTGTTGTTTGTCCGTGCCGTGCCGTAGTCTGATATCACGGAGGAACACGCCTCCCGAATCGAAGGAGTCACCATGTTGTACGACGCTACCGACAGCGCTGTGCTGTCAAACTACGCGGCCGCCGCCGCGTCACTCACCGACGCGATGGTGCTGTGGAAAGCGAACGAGGTCGGAGATATGCGCGACCACATCGCCGAGTCCATCGCCTCGCTCCAAGCAATGGAATCCGCTCTCGCCGCAAAGTATCACCTCCCCGACTTCGCCTGACTTGGACGACCGACAGCCTCCCTTCGGGGAGGCTGTTTGTCGTTGTGCGGCGCTCGCCGATGGGGAGGGGATACCGTTACATGTCGGCGCTCGCCAATAGAGTGGAGTCACGGAGGAACACGCCTCCCCAACCGAAAGGAATCGACCATGTACCACGACGAGCGCCTTTGCTCTGCCAACTTCGCCGACGGAGCGTACGACGCAGTCTGCGCGACGTGCTATGCCGACATCGTTGCGACCATCACGGAGGATTACCCCTTCACGCCGAAGGTCGACGCCGAGTACCGCGTCCGCGTCGTCGTCGGAGACGCACTGTACCGTCTCGCGAAGACGTTTGCCCGACTCGCTCAGAGCACCGAGAGCCTGTCCACTCGCGCCTACCCTCAGGCGTGAGTCCCTCCGAAACGCCTACCCGAAAGGGTAGGCGTTTCGTCGTCTGCGTCGACTGTCCGCGGCGACTTCGGCGCTCGTCGTCGTGACGTTGTGGCCATCGATGGCCGGCCTGATTCCGGCCACAGTCGGGGAGGGGAGGCTATTACATGTCGGTGCCCGCCGATAGACTGATTACGCGGGAGGAAACGCCGACCGCGACGAAAGGAAACACAATGAGCGGATACTACGACACCGACCCAAACGGGTGCGTCGCCGAGAACGAGGGAGAGTTTGGATTCCGAGCCTGTGGCTGGGACAACGACGACACCACGCTCCACAACCAGCCCGCCACGTTCCAGTACTTCGCCGACGGTAAGGCGCTCGCCATCGTCGACGACTGCGAAGTCTGCAACGTCCGCCACGTCGAAGAATTCGACCCGAACAACTAGCGCCGACGAAACGCCCAGCCGAGTGGAAACGGTTGGGCGTTTCGCCGTTGGTCGGCGCTCGCCGTTGCGCTGCGATCGCGGACGCCGGACGCCGACGCCGTTAGGCGCTCGCCGACGCTCTGCGCCGTCGTTAGACGCGTCACTCCGGCAGGCCGTCTGTCGTAGTGGCCGGAACGCGTTACGCCGTCAGAGAGGCGCTGAGCGCCGTTGACGGGACTCCGGCGCTCGCGGTACAATGGGGGGATGAGCGCCGACGACAAGAAGCCACGCCGTTACGTGCCCGCTGCGAATCCAGACAAGGCACGGGCAGACGCCGAGCGCGCCCAATCGAACGCGTGGGGAACGCATGCCGACAAGCGCACGAAGCGCCGACGTACTCGCGCCGACGATCTCCGGGCCACGATCCGCGATGAAGAGTCGTGATAGGATTTCGGTATGAATCAACTACTCCGACGAATCCGTTTCATCATCAGCAACACCAACTGGCTACCTGTCGTCGCGCTGGCGCTCGCCGTCGCTGCGATAGTCGTCGCCGTCGATCTCGGTAATCCGTTCGCTACTATCCAAGCTCTAGGACTGGCCGCGGTGGCGCTCGCCGTCCTCTCGAGTAAGGGTGAGTAACCTTCGGTAGAATGAATTCCATGACTGATAACAACATCGACTCCATCGTCCCCGAACCCTTCGAGCCCGCCTCGACTCCGTCCAAGCCCGCTGCGCCGTCTGCCCCCGCGTCTGTCGAAGCACCGAGCACCGCCGTTCAGGTTGTGCTCGCTGCGATTCTGCAGAACCCACTGCACCAGCGCGAGTCCACCAGCGTCACCGAACTTCAGCGTCGCCTCCGCGAACTTGAGTTCGTGTCCGTAATTGGGGACAAGCCCGGTGTCTACCAGAACGGTACCCAGATCGCCGTTCAGCAGTTCCAGTCGAAGAACCGACTCGAGGTGACCGACGTCCTCAACGCCGATACACTCAAGGCTATCTTCAAGGGTGACAACACCGTCAAGGTGGTTGTGTAGTGCCCGCTGGAAAAACAACCGACTCGACCTTCGACGCCGATGTGCTCAGCGCCGAGGGTCCGGTCCTCGTTGACTTCTGGGCTGAATGGTGTGGCCCCTGCCGCGCCGTTGGTCCAGTACTTGACGCTATCGCCGATGAATACCCCAGCCTTACAATCGTGAAGCTGAACATCGAAGAGGATCCCGAGACACCCACCGCGTATGGTGTTGTCTCGATTCCGACGATGAAGGTGTTCGTTGGCGGAGAAGTCGTCAAGACAATTGTCGGCGCGAAGCCACGCCCAGCCCTCGAGTCTGACCTATCGGACTACCTCGTATAACGCCCTGCTGTCGTCGCCGTCGGGACCCCCTAGTTTTCTAGGGGGTCCAACCTTTAGGTAGGATTGTGTCATGTCGAAGTCACTCGCGCAGGTAATCGCTGAGCTATCCCCCGACGATCGCGCTCGGATGATGGCAGGTATGGACCCCGAGGGTCTGCTGTGGGATTGGTCGTTCTGGGGTCGCCCCGAACAACACGCGCCGGATGGTGACTGGAACATCTGGATTGCCCTCGCGGGTCGTGGTTGGGGTAAGACCCGGACCGGAGCCGAGTGGCTCAGAGAGCAAGCCCGCGACATCAGTAAGACAGGGCCGAAGCGTATCGCCATCGTTGCCCGTACAGCCGCCGACGCCCGCGACGTTGTGGTCGAAGGACAGTCAGGGATTATGTCGATCTCACCACCGAGTGAGATGCCACTGTACGAGCCGTCGAAGCGACGACTGACGTGGCCCAACGGAACCATCGCGACGACGTTCTCCGCCGACGAACCCAACCTTCTCCGTGGTCCACAGTTCCACGCGTCACTCGCCGACGAGGCCGCCGCTTGGCGACAGATGCCCGACGACTCGGGACTGACCGCGTGGCAGAACCTCCGTATCGCTACGCGTCTCGGAGCCGTCCCCAAGATCATGATCACGACCACACCGAAGCGCGTGGCCATGCTCCGCGAACTTCTCAAGGAATCCGAGGAACACCCCAACCGCGTCCGTGTCACTCGCGGATCGACGATGGACAACGCCGGGAACCTGTCGAGCGCGTACCTCGATACCATGCTCGGTGTCTATGGTGGTACTTCCCTCGCCGCTCAAGAGCTCTATGGTGAGATGCTCGACTCCGTTGATGGTGCGCTCTGGACCGAAGACATCATCGACAACTATCGACAGGGTGCCTACCCGCCACAGATGCCACTGCGCGTGATCGGTGTCGACCCATCCGTCGCCGAGAGCCCCAAGGACGAGTGTGGCATCGTCGTGGTAGGCTCAACGGGCGAACGAGACTTGTATAAGCGTCAGTCATGGGTACTCGAGGATACATCTATCCTCGGGTCCCCCACCGTGTGGGCACAGGCCGTTGTCGCCGCGGCCAAGAAGTGGGGATGCCCCGTTGTCGCCGAGGTCAATCAGGGTGGGGCGCTCGTCAAGAACGCCATCCACACAATCGACCCCACGATCAAGGTCCTCGAGGTGCACTCCAAGTATGGCAAGGCACTCCGCGCTGAGCCGATCACCCTCGCGTATGAGCAGGGCCGTGTCCACCACGTGGGCGTGTTCCCTCAGCTCGAGTCCCAGATGATGTCGTGGATCCCTGGCGAGGGCAAGTCCCCCGACCGCGTCGACGCCCTCGTGCATGCACTGACCGCGTTGCTCATCAAGCCACCCGCTGGATTCCTCGGTGGTGGGCTATCAGCCAAGTCACCAGCAGGTCGCCGATTCACCCTGCCCGGCATCGGTCAGCAGGGTGCTGGCGGATCGAAGTTCAGGGTCCGATGAGCATGACCGTACGCGCGTTCGAGGTCGTCAAGTTCGACGCCGGACTTCGCTGTGACCTCGACGCCGTTGAGAAGTCAGGCATCGTCGACGAGGGTAGAAGTATTGCCTGCGCTGGGTGTCAGGATGCTCAAGGCACCGAGAGATGGGCCGTGATGGCCGACGATGGTGATGTGCAGATCTCGTGCTCAGCGTGTCTTAGCTTGACGCTGGAGGCCATGGGCGTATAGTGAGTCTTACGTCTCCACGAAAGGACTCTGATGGCTGTCGTCACCACTAAAGCCCCACCGAAACGATTCGCACTGTACCTTGAGGCCCGACCCATCGCTGGGAATGGGACCGAGGTCTACACCCGTCAGGTGCTGGTGATGCCACCCCACCGCGACGTGACCACTCGGGAGTGGAAGTGGCCGTCGATCTTCCACCGCTCTACCGCCCCGACCAATCCTCGAGCCCGTTGGCGATTCGCTGCGATTCATGGCTCAGTCCGTAATGAAACGTTCTCGAGCTCGGGCGGCGTCGTGCATAGCGCTGGCAGTGTCACCGCCCCGAAGATGCACTACATGACCCGAATCGAGCAGCAGAGCCTCGTCTTCGATCGTCTCCTCGATGTCCAAGAGGTGGTGTCCGAAGTCATGGACTCCAACGCGTACGAGTACATCATGGACTGGCTCGGTGCGATGATGGGCAAGCCCGAGGTGTACGCGATCCAGAAGCCGTTGTACATCGAGGTGACCGACACCGATGCTCGCGAGGCGTATAGCAAGCAGACCCCATCGGCCCTGCTCCGACGTCTCGAGCGTGTCCGTCGTGACGCCGGATTCCCTGAGTCCGTGACCGAGCCCATAGGCAAGTCGATCCCTGCACTGCTGACAACGGGGAGTGCAGTCTAGCCATGCCTACGTACAGCACATCACCATTCAAGATCAACAAGAGACTGGCCGATCACTATGGCAAGGACATCCACCTGCCTGAGGAGATCTCATACATCCTCGTCTCGGCCCTACTCAGTGAGGTAGACTCGAAGTGGGCCGACGTCGACATGCTCACGGGCAACTTCGAGGCATACTCAACGCCGTCCTCACGAGCACGTGGTCGCGGTCAGAATGGCTCGACCCCCTCGAAAGCCATGATTCCTCCCAAGTCCTTAGAAGAGAAGAAGATGCTCCCGAACGCAACCGAAGACGAGTCGTTCCTCCGGCCCAACGGAGAGAAGTACTACACGCGCAAGTGGGGCGAGCACGTCGACGTCGATGTCCTTCGCGAGGCACGTGAGTCAGGGCTGTACTCGTTGTTCTATGGCCCGCCCGGCACAGGCAAGACCGCGCTGGTCGAGGCCGCGTTCGGGACGAATCTGTACACGATCTTGGGCTCGGGCGACACCGAGGTGTCCGACCTCGTTGGCGGATACATCCAGACCCCCGATGGATTCTCGTGGGTCGACGGCCCGCTCATCAAGGCAGCCGAGGAGGGCAAGGTCCTTCTCATCGACGAGGTCGGCCTCATCGACCCCAAGGTCCTGTCCGTGGTCTATGGCCTGATGGATGGTCGTCGCGAGTACACCGTCACTGCCAACCCTGAACGCGGGACCGTCAAGGCTCAGGCTGGATTCTTCATCGTGGCCGCGACGAATCCCCACGCCCCAGGTGTCAACCTGTCCGAGGCGTTGCTGTCTCGATTCGCAATCCAGACTGAGATGACGACGGACTGGGCACTGGCCAAGAAGCTGGGCGTCGAACGCCTCGCAGTGACCGCGGCCCAGAACCTCAACAAGCGCCTCGAGTCAGGCGACGTGTCGTGGGCTCCACAGCTCCGTGAGCTCCTGGCATTCAGGGATGTGACCGAGAAGTTCGGGGCACGATTCGCGATTCAGAACCTGTTGGCCTCCGCGCCTGAGATGGACCGACCTGTAGTGTCCGATGTCTTCAGTCGTGCTTTTGGTGAGTCCATGCTCCCCTCGCGTATCTGAGGCCGGGCATGACACACTTCGGGCACAGCGTCGTTGCACGTCGCACCACATCATCCAAGTGGCTCAAGGTCGGTGCCTCGATTGGGTCGATGGTCAACGAGTGGTCAGGTCGTGGTGACCTCACTGTATTCGTCGGCCCATGGGTAGGCATGGACCATGGTGCCCCCGCAGCGTACAACCCTGCCACGTCCGAGATCGAGGTCAACTCCGACATCGCGTTCGACCATGGCAACCCCGAGGTGATTGGTGACTTCACACGTCGTGTGGTCCAGCTCGAGAATGCCAAGGCGACAGGGGCAATCTTCCACGAGGCGTGTCATGCACGATACTCGTTGTGGCCACTCGAGGCGACCCAAGAACGCCTCAAGCACGAGGCTGGTGTATGGGATGCAATGGTCGTCCTCGAGGAGGTACGTATCGAGGCACGAGGTGTTCTGGAGTACCCAGAGAATCAGATCATGCTCCGAGCATCGGCGATGGGCATCGTAATGTCCGACCTCAAGGTGGGCGTCGACGATGACATCCCCAAGGTCAGGCAGGCTGCCAAGATGGCAACGCTCATCCTCGGGCGACGTGACGTGGGCATCCTCCTCGACGAGGACGTGGTCAACGTCCGCGCATTCGTGGGACGTGTCCTGTCGGACGAGGTCGTCGATGCACTGTCTCGCGTATGGTCCAAGTTCGCTGTCACCTCACATGGTGATGTCGATGGGATGATCGACCTCGCGCGAGACTGGAACACGATCATCACCACTGAGGCTGAACGTCAGGGTCAGTCGGGCAAGGAGGGCATGATCCTCACGTCCAAGCAGTTGGGCGAGATGCTCGATGCACTAGGCGAGGATGGATTCACTGTCACGATGGCTGTCGAGTCCGAGGCAGGCAGGCAGGCCAAGATGGCTGAGTACGATGAGAGGTCGGTCGAGAACAGGGCCAAGGCCAACGAGCGTGCACAGGCCAAGACGATGGCTCGCGAGGTGTTTCAGGCTGGTGTCAAGTCCGTGGTCAGGGGTAGCTCGACCTCGTCCAAGCTCGTTGAGACCCGTGCCCCCAACGCTCAAGAACGACAGGCAGCAGTACTCCTCGCACGTCAACTCGAGAAGGCCCGTTATCGTGACCGCGTTCGCACCGAGTCAGCCAGTCGACTACCACCTGGACGACTCCGAACTCGTGCTCTCGTACAGGGGCAGGCGCAACGTGCACGTGGGATGATGGTCGACGTCGAGCCATGGAATCGAGTCCAGCATCGTCATGTTGACAACCCACCCCTGACCATTGGGGTGATGGTCGATGTCAGTGGCTCGATGGGCTCGGCGATGAAGTCGATGGCCTCAACTGCGTGGGTGCTATCCGAAGCAGTACGCCGAGTTCAGGGGCGAGTGGCCATGGTCTACTATGGGTCGTCCGTGTTCTCGACGCTCAAGCCTGGACAACACCTGAACGAGGTGCAGGTCTACACTGCCCCCGACTCGACCGAGGAGTTCGACAAGGCGTTCCTCGCGCTCGATGGTGGGCTGACCCTGACCGAGGGCAAGGGTGCTCGCTTACTCGTGATCGTGTCCGATGGGCAGTACCGCCTCGACCAGCTCAAGGCCGTCGATGCGCGGTTGGCTCAGGCCGCTCGCGCCGGGGTGGGCGTGCTATGGCTAGGTGCTGGAGACTATGGCCTGTCCAAGGCTAAGGCGTTCTGCACTCGAGGGTCAGCTGAATTCGTACCCCTCGGGAATGGGTCAGTCGTCAACGTCGTCGAGGTCGTGGGTCGCCTTGCGGCTAAGGCTCTGACCACCGCTGGCACGAGTCGCTGACACCCCTTGCGGTGAGCCTTTTACGCCGTCCTACCTAGGTGATGTACCTCGAGGTGATGGGTACCTAGGGGCATCCCCTCGATGGTCGGTCGGGTGAGCATGGTCGAGTCGAGTCCATCAACCTTGATGTGCATACCTGTCGATGCATCCACCCCCCTGCCTCGATGCATCTCTCGACGTGTTCTCGTGTAGTGGTCATGGTCCCTGACAATATGTATCGACCATCAAGGTCATGCGGCTAGCCTATCTGGCAGGGTGGGCTGGCAGGGTGGTCGGGCTGGCAGGCTGGGCAGGGTCGTGGTCAGGGTCACCTCGAGGCATCGTCGAGGCAGGTAGCCTAGTCGACTAGCCTTGATGTCTATCACCTAGCCCAGCCCCCTCGTGACTGTCACACTCATCAAGTGATGTTAGGCATGCTCGATGGTGGTGGGCGTGGGCAGGTGGTGACTCAACCTCGTTGACTAGGTGGTGACTTAGCCAGCCCCTACCCCCACCCCCCCTGTCATCAAGGTCAGGCATCATGACCACCTCGACCTCGTCGTCGTCGACAGGCACGACATGATGATTGGCAGGGGAGGGGGAGGGGGTCGACCATTCTAGAAAAGACTGACCCCCTACCACACTTGGCGACGTGGCGCAAGGGGGGCGTCGGTGTTTTGGAAACGTTTCGCGAAGGCCCGAAAATAGCGCGTATCCGTCTCTCCGGCCAAAAGCATTTATCGTAAAGGTACTAAAACATCGTCTTCTGTTCAGTTTTATCCGTCCTGAACATATGGCGTAAAATGAAACCATGAGAAAGTCAGCCCGTGGACAGCACCTCCCCGAATGTGAATCCGTCTACCTGTACGATCTCGCCCCTCAACACCTCCGCGAACGAGTACGCGATCTCTTCAATGCAGGATGGACTCTTCGCTCCATCCAAGAAGCCCTCCCCCGCCACGCTCGACGTTCGAGAAGCGCTCTTCACTACTGGATCCACGAAACCCTCACTCTAACCACGGATACCACCCCAATCCCCATCCCACACCTCTCCGAGTACGTCAATCGTCGACTTCCCTCGCCTGGTGTCAACCCGACCGACCTGTCAACCATCTTGTACCTTTCCCAACAAGCCCGACTTTTCCGTTCGCGTCACGCCCTCAACCACCCTTACGCCCTCGCGAATCAGCAACTCACTATTCTTGTTGTCTCTCTCTATGAAAATGGCGTTAAGATTCAAGAACTAGCCGACGCGGCCAAGGTTTCCTACCGCGCAATGTACAAAAGGATCAAGAACTAGTGAAAATCCTCCAAGACCTGTTTCCCGCCGAGGCCATCCTCCGCCCAGCCACCGATCAGCCCCTCAACACCTTTGACTTCTCTGTCGCGGAAAGGCATGACATCACGGCTGTCCGTATCATTGTCACTCCTACGCACATCATCATGGCGCAGGACGGGCCGGGCGGGCCTCAAGTTGTGTTCAAAGAAGAGTACGACCCCGGACTCTACATCCGCGACGCCGAACGTCGAGGCCTCCATCGCATCCAGACTCGAGGAGGGCGTCAAATCGCCTTCCACATCACCTCGAGTTGTGGTTGTGGGTCGCGCCTCCGCTCATGGAACCCCTACAAGGCTCTCGCATGAGTTTCACAGACCCCATAATTCTCCTGACCCTCACCTTGGCAACCTTCCGCCTCGCGCGGATCATCACAACCGACCAAATTTCCGCGCCCATTCGGGATCGAATCTGGAAGCGGTTCCCCCCGAACACTCAACTCGGGTACCTCCTCACCTGCAACTGGTGCACGTCCATTTGGACGGCCTCACTTATTGTAATCGGTTGTATACTTATACCAACCATATTTTTCCCTGTCTGCGTGGTGCTCGCACTCTCTGCTGTGACGGGAATTATCTCTGATTTTCTAGATAGGACGTAAGCGTGGGCGTTTTTCGCAAGGACTCGGGCATCCCCTTCACCGCTGCCCCCTACGCAGCCCCCCGAGGACTGACCGCTGCTGCTACTCGCATGCGTCTCGACGACAAAGCCGAGGGCGAAGCCTTCAAACGTCGCAAGGCATCGGGCGGAACGCAGTGGCAACAAGAGGCGTGGGAATACTACGACGCTATTGGTGAAGTCAAGTATGCCTTCAACCTCGTTGCGTCTATCGTTTCCCGAATCAAGCTCTACGCAGCCGTTATTGAGAACCCCGCCGAGACTCCAGTCAACGCTCGTTCGTCCGATATGATCCCCGACGGTATGGCGGAGGCTGCAGAACGTGGTCTTGCTCGCCTCAGCTCAACCTTTGGTGGTCAGGCTGGCCTCTTGCGCGACGCTGCTCTCAATCTCTGCGTCACAGGCGAGTGCTACCTCGTCCAGCGTCCCGAAATGATTGGTTCTGGCCTCCTTGAGAGCTGGGATATCCGTTCCACCGACGAATTAGTCATGGACGCACGTGGAAACTACTCCATCCTCCAGCGACGCGACTCACCAGCAGGAGATTCTATCCCTATCTCTAAGTCAGCCTTCGTCGGACGCATTTGGCGAGCTCACCCCCGCTTCTCGGACGAGCCAGACTCTTCAATGCGCGGTGTCCTCGACCTGTGCGCCGAACTTCTCCTCTTGAACCGCACCTTCCGCGCTACAGCACGCTCGCGCCTCAACGCCGGAGCACTCTACCTCCCCGACGGCCTCTCTTTGGCCGCTTCTGCCGATGCTGACTACCCCTACTCGGACGATGACGAGCAAGGAACCAACATTTTGCCTGAGGAGCAGGAGGACGACTTCGAAGATCAACTCGTTGACGCCATGACGACTCCGATCTCGGACGAATCCTCTGCGAGCGCCGTCGTGCCACTCATTATTCGCGGCCCAGCCGAGCTTGCCGACAAGATTAAGCAGTTTAAGTTTGAGCGTTCCTTTGACCCAGCCCTCGCTCAGCGTTCAGACCGAGTTTTGGAGCGTATCTTGCAGGGCCTCGACGTTCCTAAGGACACCGTTACTGGTCTTGCCAACGTCAAGTACTCCAACGCCGTCCAAATTGATGAAAGCCTCTACAAGGCACACATCGAACCCATCATGTTGCTCCTGTCTGACGCGTTGACCGTTGTCTACCTCCGCCCCTACCTCAAAAGCCTCGGGTTCATCGACGAAGAGATCTCTCGCGTTGTAGTTTGGTATGACCCCGCCGAAGTTTCGACTCGAAACGACCGCGCGGCTGATGCAGATGCTGGATTTAGCAACATGGCGATCTCGTACCAGACGTGGCGACGTGCCCACGGCTTCTCCGACGCCGATGCACCCACGCCAACTGAACTTACGCTCCGCCTGCTTCAGTCTCGCGCCGTTATCACGCCCGAACTCACCGAAGCCATGCTCTCGGCGTTCGCACCCGAGGTTATGGAGACAATCCGTCAGGGCGCACAGGCTAACAACCCCGCTCCGATCCCACCCGAGGTCCAACAGGCTCTCGCAGGTCAGCCTCTCGGCGCTCCCGGACCCACACCCGTAAACCCAGGTGAAGCACCACCTGAGGCACTTCCTCCTGTCCCACTTGCAGAACCCGAGGTCTAATATGAACCAGTATCCAGAGCGTCCACTCATGTTCTCGGTTGAGGTGGAGTCACTCCTCCACAAGACCGCTGACGAAAAGAACCTCGACCCACTTGATGTACGTGCCCGCTACCGCTACGCGGTTACGGCGTCAGGGTTCACCCCTCGAGAAGCGGCTCAGTATGCGGTTTCGGACAACTACATTCCTATTTATGAACTTCCCGAGGTTCCGTCCTTCACGACCATCCTTCCTGAGGAGGAATACTCCTCCCCTGAGCATGCGCTGTTCTCTTTGGCAGAATACTCGGGACTCGGGCACGAGATTGTCCCCGCCCTTCGGGCCACGTGGCTCCGCGCTGTCTCCGAAGGTGACGACCCCTTCTCCCGCGTAACTAGCTTGGCGACCCAGACTTACGAATCGCCCGACGCTGATTTGCTTCCGTACAAGACCGAGAGGTAGAATCGCACCATGTTCCAAGACATCATTGATTCCTACGACGAAGAGCCTCTCCGCGCTAAGAAGTCTCTCCCCGCACCAGCGGTAGACCCTCTTCTCGCATCTGCCTTTGAGGTTGCTGACAAGAGTCGGGTTTATATCGATCACGAGGTCTTGTCCTACATTTACGCCAACGAGCGCTACCAAGGATACGGAGACGCCCAGGCATTCCGCGAGGTCATGAACTACATCTCCGACGCGGAGAACATCCACAGCAACGTCCTCACCTCCTACACGGAACTCCTCCCTGACGGACACCCTCGACGCCCCGACGCTCAGCCCCGCGCTGCTCTTGCTGAATACCTCTCGACGCAGGCTCCTGCATCTATCGAAGATGCCCTTATTGCATCAATCTGTGCTCAGCCACGAAGCCTTGAGCGTGAGTTCAACAACTACGCCATCATGGACCAAGGCGTGAGTTACGCCTACCTTGTTGACTTGGCAGACTCGGTCATTGTTGCTGCTGCAGAAATAGCCCAGCAAGATGAGGTGGACGATCCTGAAGACGACCCTCAGTATGTCCAGCAGTTACTTGAGATTGAGGCTAACGCTGAACAGCGTTTAGCCAACGACCTTGACCGCATCGACAAACCTCGGTGGACACCAACGTCCGCTCTTGACCCAGACCTCGATGACGCAGATGGTCTGACGCTAATGGACAAGTACGATGGCACCACAGAGTAACGATGGAGACATTGACTCACTAGTATCTGCCGCCTTCCAAGGAAACGACAACTGGAAGTGGCAACTGCGAGATGCAGAAGGCCAGTGGATTTACATGGGCGGTTTAGTCCGCTTCTTTGCACGCCTTGCTAATGGAAAAATTGGTAGTGGTGTTGGCAAGATTGTCAAAATCACGTCGCCGACCCAAGCCGTTGTCCGCGTCGATGCTAAGAACGGTGGCGACGTCCCCGGCGGAGACTACCTCGCTGATTCTAAAAATCTTACTCAAGCCAGTGCCATTATTCCCGAAAGCACTCTTCGTAAACTGGGAATCAAATCCAAGCCTCCCACCGATCTTAGCAACATCCCTAATCTCTCCGACATGGGTAAGGGTGCTGCCTCTCAGATGGGCGAAGACGACGATGGTATAGAAATCATCATTGACGACGACTACACCCAGCGATATCAAAGTCCCGACGTCACTCCCGGGTCTTCTATGGCGCGAGATGCTGGGAGTGCTCGGTCTCTCCCCCGCGTAGATATCGACGGCTGGGAAAATGTATCGGCCTCGTCCTATCTTGATGAGATTGCTGGGCGCGTTGCGAGTAGGCAATATGATCGATTTATCAGTGACCCTAGTAGCGCTAGCATCATCGATAGCTACAAAGCTGATGGTCCGGGGTGGGAGGATCGTCTTCGCAAGGATATCCTCGATATTCAGCAAGATTTTATTGCGAAACAGGCTGAAGCCTACGAGAATGTCGATCTTTATCGGCTAGGCAATGTTACCGTTGCAATCAGTAAAGAATTTAGGGCGCACCCCAATAAGATTGACTCTTTCCTCAAGAATATTCAAAAGCTTCGTGATAACACCAAGGACACTGGAGGACTTGTTGAAGTAACTATTTTGGCTAATCGAATTCCTGATGATACAGACAACGATAATTACACTGGGTATGCTCGAAGCTCCACAGTCTCGTATTTAGATCAAAATGGTGAACCAACTTACGACAAAGCCACGAGGTCAATCATTGTTGACGCGTCGGTCCTCCTCCCTGACAACATTGCCGCGCAAGACCGTCTTGACAGGTTCTTTGATAGACAACGTCTAAAAGCACAGCGCGGTGATCAGGCATGGCAGATGATGGCTGCTTACTCAGGTGGGGTAGACCGATTTGTTGAGTATGTGATCAACCATGAGTGGGGGCACGTCATCGACTTTGGCGACTCCCCTGAGGGTGTAACAGAAGAGGTCGACTTCAACGGAGAACGCGAAGACGCAGCTCAGTTTTCAGCTCGACTAGCCAAACTCATTCAGGCTAACCCATGGATCTTGGCCGCGCTCAGCGAGTATGGAATGACTAACCCGTACGAAGCGTTTGCCGAACTTTTTGCTCAGGTATTCATGGAAAAGTTCTCTGGCGCTGGCATTGACTCTCGAATCCCCGACGCCCTCCGCGACTTTATTGAGAAGTACGTTTTCTAGTCTGAGACAAAGTTAGATAGGATAGACACATGGCTAAAGAAATTGTTGACAACTTGTTCCCTGGAGACGATGAGGACCTGTCACAGGTCCCCGAGTCCGACCTCATTGTTGCTGGATCCCGAGGTTCTTTGGCGCACGAGGCGGAGTACATCCGACGTGGCCTGCTCAAGAAAATAGCCGAACGCAAGAACAAGTAGACTCAACACTAGACACCATTATTAGTGTAAAATAGTTCTAAGACCTACGCTCTGCTAGCCAGATCCGCATTGGAGATTTTGTGACGGACAATAACGACTTCGACGACTTCAACGAGATTGAGGCGCTCATCGCAGCAGGTGGTAACTCCCGCCTAGCCCTCTCACTTCGAGCCCGTCGACAGCTCCGTGACCCAGGCGGAGAAAACGGTGGTCAGTGGATTTATATGGGTGGAGGCCTCAAGCGCGCCCTTCGTCGTTTGTTTGCTCTTCTCGGTCGCGACAAGAACGGTAACGCCAAGCCCGTTCGTATCACAGGTACTGTCACCCAGCCTGGTTCTGGTGACAAGAACATTGAAATTTACGTCAACCCCAAGCAGGCTCGAGAAGCTGGGATCCGCTCTGGATTCTATGACGTCGACGTCAGCGCAACCTCTGAGGTTGAGGCCGAACTCTCCACCGAAGCACTTCAGCGTGCCGGAGTCAAGACTCCTGCTGGAGCTCGGGTAACGACCGCTACTCCTGATCTTTCCAGCATCACTCGTCGCGACGTCCCCCTTGGGTGGAAAGACCTCGGAACTAATTCGGATGGCAACCGTCACTACGAAACTGAGGGTGGCGACTTCGACGTCACAACTACGTCTGAGGGCAAGTTCCTCATCAAAGACAAACTTACCGGAGAGAGTTACGAGGCTGACGACTGGGTAGACGCTATTGCCACGGTCAACCGCACCCTCATTGAAGAGGCTGGCGAGAAGGTCCCCGAGTCTAAAGAAGAAGCCGCGGCCATGCAGAACCGTGCCAAGGGTGCCCTCCGGGACGCTCTCTCAAGCGGCACTGCCAAGGGTAAGGGTGCTGCAGCTAAGAAGCCGACCGAAAAGACCTCAGCACAACTCGCTGACGAGATTGTTGCCCTCGAGGGTAAGCAACAAGACCTCGACCCCATGGACAAAGACTTCGACAAGAAAGACGCCGCCCTCCAGCAGAAGATTGATGCTACTCGCGCTCAGTACAAAGAAACAAAAGCCCAAGAAGATACAAAAGTAGAGCCAGAAGTAGTCACGCCTGAAGAGCCATCTAATAAAGACATTAAAAATCAAGATGAAGAAGATGTTGTCGATATTACTGAAGATGGCGAGATTGTAGAAAAGCCTAAAAAATCCCCCGCTCGGGAGCGGTCAGTCGGATTCCAGACGCCAATTTCCCCCCCTATGACCAAGGAAGAGCGCGAAGCAGCCGCAGCGGCCAACCAAGAAAAGTTTGGCAAACTCGCCGATCAAAAATTTCTCGAGCAAGACTACGGATATACATTGACTCTTGCTAAAAACCTAGCGACTAGTGCTAAATTCAACCTCAGGGCGCGCCCAGGAGAGACTAAAGAAGAATACGATAACCGCGTCAAGAAGACCGTAAGTAGTATCATTGAGGGTCTTGTCAAGCGCAGTCAAGGTAAAAAGGCAAAAGAGCTTTATGCCACACTGAACGGCGACAAGCCAGCTGAGTCTTTCGAAGATGTTTACGGCAAAGACGTTCCTGATGTTCCTCCTGTAAAAGAGGGTACCCCAGTCACCGCTGAGGATATTACCGACGTCGAGACTCCTGGTCGCGACGATAGCCTCATTGCCGACGTCAACAACTTCCAAAAGTCCTACAAAGACGCTTTCAAGAAGCACTTCAACGTCGATAGTAAAGACCTCTCACGCCCCAAGATCAAAGAGCACTTCAAATCCGTCACCGGACGTGAGCTTTCAGATGAAGACGCCACCAAACTCCTCGCCCTCCGAAAGACCGACGCCTTCAAAGCCCTCGAAGCCAAGATCAATCAGCAGGCCGCACTTTCCAAGGACAACCAAGACCTCACGCGCGAAGAGGCATTCAATCTTCTGGACGCGGCTGACGCCGAGATTACTGCACTTGGTCTTGACGACGAAGAGTTGCAGGACATGCTCCTTGATGATTTTAGAAGCGACGATCTCTTCGAACAGGTTAAGTTTAAGAAAGATGTAAAATCCACCCCCGTTGCCACGATTCCTGCAGCCGACACTAATGCACCTAAGAAGCTCCCCTTCTCAGAACTTCGCGCTGGAGATGTGGTTACAGTTGACGGAAAACCCGTAACTGTTCGATCCATCTCAACTGGGGTCACTTGGTCTGGGATTGGACGTGACAACGAACGACGAGGCGTCATTATTACCTTTGCCACGGATAACCCCAGAAAAGATCTTGAACGAAAGTACGAAAATCCTACTGAGATTAAAGATTTTGATTTGGTGTCCCGCGACGCCACTGTTCCTGATCTCAAAAAGTATGGCTCTTTTGATCAAGCTATAGTTGACGCTACTCCTGGTCTGGCTCGCCGCCTAAACACAAACATAGCGGAGAGACGAGCCAGCGGTAAGGCTCTAACACTCGAACAACTTCTCAAAGAGGGTGGCTACGCTAAGAGATTTGACCCGGACACTAACAAGTATTTTGTTCGTATAGATGAAAGAACATCCGCAACCGACCCTGAAGACCACGAGGTAGAGGTTAGCAAGGAAGTTTATGACGCTTTCATCGTCGAGGAAGAGATTGCCGCGACAGACGCAGACACTGCTACCGACGAACTCCTCTCCGTAGACACCTCAAACATGTCCTACGACGAAAAGGTTGAGTTTGGGCAAAAGCTTTGGGACGCTCGCGCTGCCGCTGCCAAGGAACAAAAAGATAAAACAGCTGGCGTCGAATTCCTGCGTAAATTGGCAGAGATTGACCCAGACATGGCCGAGTACTACAAGGCTGTCGACAAAATCAATGAGTGGAAGGGTCGCCCAGATGCAGACCAGACCCACGTTCAGAACGCGATTGCCGCACTTCAGTCTCACTACACTTTTGAGGTCTGGCCCACTCTGCTCAAGAGGTATGTCAAGGGTACGGACAAGCTCCCCGTCAAGGGGGCTCCCCGGGCTAAGTCTGTTGTTCCAGAAAAATTGCTCAAGGATCCTGTAGCAAAGACTGCAACTCCTGCAACTCCTGCAACTTCTGCAACCCCTGCCGACGTAAAGACTGCCGCAGAGCGATTTGTTCCCTACGGCGAGGATGGGGGAACAACCCGTGTTACTCGTCTAGAAAACGGCGACATTGAGATCGAAAAATTCGGTCCAAATGGACAATCTCTCCGCCTAGGGGTTGCTGTTATTAAGAAGAAAGACATCTCTCCGAGCGGTCTTCTTGGTGTTGTTGGTGGACGTCCAGGGGAATCTGTTATATATCACATCCCCACGGGACTCGTCATTCAAGGAAATCGCAAGTTCCTCGAAGCTAAGAAACTAACCAAGGATTTAGACGCCTCTGATGTGGACATGGACTGGGGTTGGACAGACGGAGTTAAGCCGTACATAAAAAAGACAGAGGCCCTCAGAGATTGGCTAAAAGCTCGTCAGCAGGCTCAAACTCCTGCGACTCCTGCAACCCCTAAGGTCGGCGATAATGTTGCCACCATTAAAGATTTTAAGAACCTTCCTGCCGGGTCCACCATCATTCTGCGACAGGGAACTAATCTTCCATTCCGCTACACGCGTAGTGACAGCAATGACCCTAACAACCTCGTCTCTAAGGGAGAGCTACAGACTAACAGTGGCCAGTGGCTCGAACAAGCAGTGCTCCCCTCAGACAAGGACATCACCTACCAGCTTGGCCAACGAGAGTCAACCGTCGAACGTGTCGGCCCAGCCAAGCCGGAGATTGCACCCCTCAAAGTAGGGGATCAAGTAACGACGCTTGATGAGCTCAAGACTCTGCCACTCAACACAGTTATTTTCACACCTCAGTCAGGTCGCAAGCAGGCCATGCGACTCACTGTTGGTCCAGACGGCAAGGTCAACGGCGCACAGCTACTCAAGAAGAATACAAAGAATGTCTGGAACGGCATGGTTGTGCCGTCCGAAGAGCAAGTAGCAGAGTTCCTCAAGGAGCGTACTTATACAGTTGAGACTTTGCCTGAGGCCAAAGCACCTGCAGCTCCTGCAACCCCTAAGCCACAGGCCAACGTACTCACGCGTGCGACAAAGGCATTCCTTCTCAATGGTAAAACCGGAGACCGAGTATTCTTCAACCGAAGAGGCGGAAAGTTCCAAGAAGTAGTTCGAGGCGACGACGGGTACTGGTACGACGCTAACAACCCAGACACTGGAATTGCTAGTGGCGAGGATCTTGCTGCTGCCCTAGATCAAGGTAGCATTTCAAACCTGTACAAGGGAGAGTTCCCCCGCAACGATAAGGGTGTCAAACTCTCCTCTGAAGCATTCCAAGCTCTCAAAGTTGAGCAAGATAAAATTGATGCAGCCAAAAAAGCCGCTCGTACGACAAAGGCTCCTGCAGCCCCAGCAGTCCCGGCTACACCAACGTCTACTGCTGTTTCTGACGATGACATCCAAGAAATTCTTGATAAGTACAACAATTCTATTGATGAGATGCAGGCTGACTATGACGCAGTCAAGAAGGACTACGATGATGGAGTCTTCAATGACACTCTAGAGCGCAAAGCTCGAGCAGAACTTGTTATGAAGCTTTTGGCAGCCGCCATCGATCGCGCCAAAACCCCTAGCGGATTTGATTCTCCGACCAATAAAGCGTATGTCCAGAATCTCGAGAAGCGACGCAAACTAGTTGACGACATTCTGAATCGCAACGCCAACGGACAGTTGAGCCTGTCTCCCGACCGTGTTGACGAGTTGACCAAGTACCGCGATGACATTGACTTTGCCATCAACAAGTCTCGGGAAGACAACGTCGCTATCCCGACCGAGGTATACAACGGATATATCAACTCAAAGGTGGCGGACCTCTCCGAAGAAGAGACAGCGGTCAGCTCAACGGGTGATCCATACAATGACCTAAAGAACTCGTTGCTAGACCCAGACGTTGACTCAGCGTTGAGTGATGTGAAAGACCTATTCGACTACGTCGACGAGCTGGATGAAATTTCTGACGAAGACCGCCAAAGCCTTATTGAGGCGCTGAACACTTTGGTTGAGGCTGTTGAAACTCGAATGCGAGATTTTGACGACGACCCTGAAGTGCAGGAGCTTGCTCAAGAAGCACTTTCAGACATCAAGAAGCAGGTCAACAAACTCCTCGGTATCGAAGAAGAAGTCGACCCCAATGCTTTCAGCGATAAGGATGTCGACGATCTCATTGCGGAAATGAACAACGACGTCGAAGCTCTCCAAGCAAAACTCGACCAAATCAGGGCCGCCATCGATTCGGGACGTTTTGACGACAACCTCGAGAACAAAGCTAATTTTGAAAAGCTGGCTCGTATTCACGAAGCAGCCATCAAAAAGCTCAAGGCTGCCAGCACCGCTACCACCACGGAAGATTCCGACGAAGAGATTGCTCGCAAGCTCAAACGCGAGCGCCTCAAGGCATTGCTCGGTGAAGAAGACGGTGATGCAGTACTCTCGCTCATTGACGACTTCAACAGCACTATTGAAGGTCTGGATGATCTATCAAACCGTCAAGATCGCGATGATCTCCGAGGGTATCTCAAGGATATTGAACAACTCGTTGGAGATACTCCTGATAGCCAAGAAATTTTTGATCTTATCTCTGAACTTACTGACGACAACATTACGCTTTTTCTGGGCGACGAAGTTGATAGTGTCGACCAACTTAATGACTCCGTCGAGGGCGCAGAAGCTGACTTCCGCATTAACGACCCTGAGCTTGACGACGAGTTCTACACCAAGAGAGACGGTCTTTGGTTTAATGTGGCCGACGGCGAAGACGCTGTAGGACTCTCTAGCGAAGAGCTTTTTGCCAAGACTGAAAACGGCTATATCAACCTGCAGGGTCCCGGCGACGAAGACGATGAAACCACAACCACCACCGACGAAGAAAACCTCACCCCTGTTACGGGAATTGCAGATGTAACCGGAGTTCCTCGGGGATCGCGTGTAGTTATTCGGTACGAGGACGACGAAACCAAAAAGAACATCTTTGAGTTCTACCAAGTTCGAGAAGACGGAACTACGTCGTGGCGACGACTCAACCCAGCAACTGGAAAATTCTTCCCTGAAAGCTATACCGCAGCCGATCTAATCGACATCCAGAAGCGTCGTTATGACCCCTCCAAGCTCAAACGCATGGAGGGCACTGGTCAGATGTTTATCAACCAGGACGCCGGTATTCCTGACGGTGCCGAGGAAGAAGTTCCCCCCACTTCTGGCGGTCAGGGCCAGCGTGATACTGGTGCTGGGCAGGATAAGGATAAGGACCAGGACAAAGACGAAAAGGCCGAAGCTAAAGAAACTATTAAGCGTTTCAAGGACGCTCTCAATGCGTATGAGTCATTTACGCAAATCCTGAACGACATCGAAGAGATTGGTGAAGTTGAGGTTGTTTACGGCACTGAAAAGGACGATAGGGGTGTAGATCAACCCAGAAAGTTCTTCCTTAACGCTGAAAACTACGCTGATTTTGTTGATGGAGTTAATCAAGACCTTACGGATTTGGGCCAGAACTTAAACGACAATCAAAAAGATGCTCTGCGTGGCCTCTACAACGACTACGGTGTTGAGATGGATCGCCTCAAGGACGCTCGTCTGTCGATGGCTGAGAAAAAACGTCGCATCGAAGAAATAATGCGCCGTCGCAAACTTTTGGCTGGCGTTATCAACGGAAAAGACTACACTGAACCTGACCCTGAACCAGAAGAAGGCGGAGAATCCGGTCAAGGAGGCGAACAACCTGGCACTGGTCAAGGCGAAGGAGCCAAGCCTGGCGGTAAGACTCCCCCTCCTGGTGGTCCGGGCGGACCCGGCGGTGGTGGGGGATCCGGAGGCGGCGGTGGCGGTGGCGGTCGACGTCCACGCGACAAGGAGCCCCGAGGTAAGAAAAATTGGTGGGATGAATACCCTGAGTTGGTAGAAGAAGAACTACCCATCAACTCGCGTACCGACTTTAACGCTCCAATCTTCCAAGACAAGCGTGTCCGCAAGCTAATCGATATTCAGCGTCGCCTCGAAGATGCTCACCGCGAATACAACCGTGTGCGTAAGATGATCGAGAACGCTGATCAAATGGGCATCATTAGCCGCACTGAGCTGCTTCGCGACTTCAACTTCTGGCGTGGGCGTATCACCATCCTTGAGAACCAGATTGCTGCTGAAGAGCGAAAACTTAACATATCCATTAAGGATCTCGACGACCGCATCAACGAAGAGATGAAGAGTGGGGACTACGTCAACGACGAAGGAGCCCCCTACTCCCCTACAGCAGATCGCTTTGCTGATGGTCCGGTCGGGGCCGATCCCCGAGCCGTATTCAATGCATGGCAGGCATTCAAAGATACCAAGTTCATGCCTCTCAAGGTCGACGACATCATCTCAAACATCGACTACCTTGAAGATCGTGTCCGCCGTGCTTACTTTGATGCGCGCGAAGCTCAGAAAAATCCCGATGCTTCTGCCTCTGAAAAAGCCGCAGCTTTCGCTAACTTTCAGCGCGCCGAAAAAGAGCGTTCAGACTTTGTCACTGACTCGTACAAGTTCCTTCAGCGACTGGACCCCAATGAGCGGGCACTCTGGGATCGTTGGGCGTATAAGCGCTCTGTCCAGATTCGCAAGATGTACGACGAAAACGACATGGTTGGTTACATCAAGCACATCGAATTCTTTGGCGGACTTATCCCACTCATTGAGTTGGGAAAGAAGGGTAAAAGCGACTCTCAAGACGGACAGCCTGATGGCCGAGGACCGTCTGGTCCATTCCTCCCTCTTGAAGGTAACCCACCACCCAAGGGTCCGGGTGCCCTACCCAGCGAGCCAAGCAAACCAGAGCCCGAGCCGAGTGATGGCGACGGATCGAGGCCTTCTGCTGCTAGCGAGGACGAAGAAGATTACACAGAGTCGACTAACTACCGCGACTTCCTCAGTATCCCCATTGAGGAGTTTGCTCGTCGACGCAAACAGGCACTCCGTAAGTGGCGTGAGTACCAAGAACTTCTCGGGGAACTAAACAACGAGAAGAGCGAATACGCCAACTCGCTTGACAACCCTGACGAGCAGTACCTGACGGACGAACAGCGCGAAATCCTCAATGGGTACAGCGAGCGAATTGCTAAGGCGCAAGAACGACAAGAAACCGTCCAGCGTGTCATCGCTGCCTTTACCGAAGCATCGGGCCGCCGTCCTGACCGAGGACGAGCACCTAAACAAGAAGATGCTGAAGAAGGTAAGGGCGCTGGTGCAGCGCTGCCCGATGAGATTGATATGTCTATCTCTACCGTTGACGATCTCAACTCAGCAACTGCTGGAGATATAGTATCCAACGGAGTAGACAACTTTGTCCGGGGATCCGACGGACTGTGGTACGCGGCTGACGATGCTGGAGTCTCCGACAACACGCGTTCGTATTCATCGTCTGAGGTGTTTGACGCTCTTGATGCAGCCGACGGTCAGTCTGAGATTAGCGGTTCGCGCGCTCCTTTCACTCCGAGCCTTACCAACTCTGAGCGTCCGGTCACTTCTCAGGACCGTAACCAGTCTGCTTCTCGTACCCGCGTAACGTCGGCGGACATCTTCGATGTGGCTCCAACAGGTGCTCGTATTTCCCGCGACGTAATCGCAGGCGCAGATGGAGAGTCAACTAAGGGCGCTCGTCAGGTCTCCTTGGACACCTACGCCAAGGGTGAAGACGGCCAGTGGTACCGTGTCTCCCCTGAAACCGATCTCACCGAAGAAGACCCGATTAGCGATGCCCAAAAGAGTGCGCTCATTTCCGAGATTGACTCTGGCATGATCTTCATCTCCGATAAGAAGCAAAGCCTCCGCGACGCCCTGTCGGATCAGCAAAATTCAACTGGTACTGGGGCCGCCTCGCGTGTGAGCAAGTCTGGCGAGCCTGACAACTTCTCCAAGATTCGTCGAGGAAAAGTGGGTGGCTACAAGGCCCGGACGTATACCGCTGAGCAGGTCTACCAACAGACTGGTATTACCCCCAGTGAGCAACAGCTGAAGATCATCAACGACTTTGGTCAGAACCAGAGTATGGTGATTGTCGCCCGCGCTGGTACCGGAAAAACCAGTACGCTCAAACTGTTGTCCGATATGTTCCCCGAACACAAGATACTCTTGGCCGCGTTCAACCGTAGCACTGCCGAGGAAGCCGCTGCTCGATTTGGAGCCAACGTACAGGCTCGAACCTTGGACAGCTTGGGTTTCTTCGGGGTAGAAATGACACTCGACGACCCCAACACAACCTACGTTGACTCTGACCTCAAAGCAACAAAACGAGCCACTCTCAACGCCAAGCTCGACTTGTCGATGGGAGCCAAAGACGGAAGGTCCGCCAAACTAGATAGCACCTCATTTATGTCTGCTTATGAGGCCACCGAGCTTTACGGTATTGAAGAAGTAGTAATCAGTAAAGATGACAAAATAACTTCTGATATTATTTTTAGCGACCTCATGAGCGGTATTGCGAATGGATTTGCGTCTACAGCAGATAGAAAAATAACACTAGATCACCTGCTCCCACACATGAGCTCAGCTCTAAGAAAAAAGGTTCTTAAAGATGAGGCGCTTGCATGGGACTATGTCAAAATTGCACAGAGGATGTGGGACGAAAATATAACGGTCCCTATCACCATCAAGAATAAGCTGGCGTTTAGCGCTATCGATGGACAGCCCTTCTCCCCGCTTCCAGTCACTAACTCTATGTTGTCAAAGATTTGGCAGTTATCGGGCCTTGCCAATGTTGTGAAAAAAGTCCCTGGAGGTTCCACAGCAGACACTCTGTTTGTTGATGAAGCTCAGGACCTTAACGCTGCACAAATCGACCTAGTAAACCAGCTTGCTATGCCGAACGAAGATGGGCTAGCTGTGCAAGTGGTTGTAGTCGGTGACAACCGACAAGCTCTGTACGCGTTCCGTGGTGCTGTCAACCAGATGTTCAAGTTCTACGATCAAGCAGATAGCGTCGCTGACGTCAAGAATGGTCTTACCAAAACATACCGCTCCCCCCAGGCACTCGTTGATGTGGCGAACGTCCCACTGTGGTTGATGGGTGAGCCGCTTCGTACTACCTCTGGCAAGTCAGACGAAGCACCCAAGGGAAAAATCTTCTCTAGAATTCTTCCCCCCGAAGTTTTGAAAAAGATGACTCCTGAAATTCAAGCGGCTATCAAGCGCGCTGGCGGCACTTCTATGCCAACTGAACAAGTTGACATGCACATCGAAGCCACTAACACCGCACTCTTAGGTGTCCTACCTACATATGCCTCTGCTGGACGTCGCGTTGCAATCAACGCCAACCGACGTGAAGAGTTCATCACAAACATTGAAGCTCTAAGTTTGATGCAAATGAGACCAACAACTAGGTCTCGTAAAGAGGCATTTGCCAACCATGAAATGGGCGTATTCCAAAACTACCCCGATCTTCGGTTGAACGCTCCTGGAACTAGCGGTGAGCAATCTATCATGGATAAGTACCGAAAAGGTGGTGCTGGCTTGTCTTCCAAGGTGATTGCCTTCCTCCGAGTCGCCGAAGAATTTGGCATGATTTCGGATGATACCAAAACCGTAAAAGAAAAATCTTCTGACGGAAAAACCATAAAGAAAGATGTAGTTGTCAAGGCAGTTGAACGGCGTCAAGAAATGCTCCGACTTATCCGTCAGACTGTATCTCCCAAGCCTTCATACCTGATCTCCGGACAAAAGGACTATGTCGAAGAGTATGAGGGACTAATAACTCCCAACATTCCTCAGCGGATGGCTGATCTTGATGGTGATGGGTTTGACTTTGAGCCCCTCGTTCCCGGCAGATTCAAGTACGCGGTTACAAAGGGAAAGTCTTCCGAGCTGTTAAACCTTAGAATCACAGGTTCGAACATTGGATTGTTAGGCTTCCGTCAGCGACTCGAGCGCTCCAAGCGTGACCTGCTGGCCGATCCAAACATCTCAGACAGACTGCGGGAAGAGCTTGAATTAATTAAATTCAACACCACCGACAAAGAGTTCGAGGGTATGAGAATTGCAAATGTGTACCCAGGCTCTGATACAGTCAATGTCTTGCTCAAAGAAGCAGCCAAAGCCCGCAGTAGAATTGAAGCTCTCGACAAAGACAAGTTGATGGGCGATGTCAGTATGCCAACTGACGCTGAGTTCCGGGCCGCTGGTGGTAAGCCGATTGTCAAGCAGTTCTACACCTCCACCAATTTTGCCCTCCGTGATGAAGACGGAAACGTACTCCGGGACCCAGATAAAATTAACAAAGCTGGCAATCCTAGTGTAATCCTCGGTGAGGGCGTTGTTGAGCTTCTCTTCGAGCGCAATGAAGGCACAAAGATTGTCACTGTATCAATCCTGGACGGTGGTCTCAAGTACCAAGCAGATGCTTCGGTGCACAACCCACTCAGTAAAGACGCTCTCAATGTCCTCGGATTTGAGTCTACGTATCGTGAGGCTGAAAAAGCCGACAAACCTACTCCAGGAGAGTTCTCTAAGTTTTACACAAATAATCTGGGCAAAGAGGACAAAAAGAGAACCAATAGTCCTAACGAAAAACCCTCTCTTAAGCAAAATCTACCCGGCTTAATTGACTTCAAGTACTCATTGGGAGCGGGAAACCTTGTTACTTTTGGACTCGAGGGAGCCCCTGATGAAGAGGGGACTCCTACCATTGAGAGTCTTCGCACATATATTGTTAGTGAAGGCTCTGACGGCGAAGATATGTTGACACTATGGTCTAACGGCAAGGCTGTTGGGTCGCCCAAGCCGCGCGAAGAGGTAGTTGGTCAGTTTATCGACGGTAGAGCAAAGAACAAAGAATCTACCGATGATCTCTTCTACGCCGTGGCCTACGCTCAATATGAGACAATCCGTCCGGGTCAAACTGTTTTCCAGATGAGCGCTGTCGACAAGTCGGCTCGTACAAAGTACAGCGCATTGATTGATGGAACTAAATCTGGCGACCCCTACACTGACGAGCTGGGCTACGATGTGGCCTTGCTGACCGTGCACGGCGCAAAAGGTCTGGAAGCCCCCAATGTTAAGGTAGGTGACAGTGTCTTTGCTTTCTGGGAAGTTGAAAAGAACGCAGATGGTGAGCCAAAGCGCGAACTCCGTGATCTCTCAGATGACGAGATTATGCAACAGGCTAACATGCTCTATGTCGCTCTCTCCCGAGCTGAAGAAGCCATGGATATTGGTAACATGGCTCGCCTCCTGGAAATCGCCGCCACAGTAGAGGATCTTCTCCAAGAACGTGGAATCGATAAAAAGGATCTCGAGGATTACGACATCTGGAGTACCACCACGTCCGCCTACCCAACTGACTTCTTCATTGAACAGTACAAAGAAGCCTACGAAGAGCAGGAAAAGGGCAAGGAGAAAGGCGCAGGACCTGCCAGCACCAGCTCCCGCGCACGACGGGCGTCCCGAGCAACGATGGCTCTGCCTGAGGGAATCAACCTTGAGAACCCAAGCGTGCAGTGGAGAAGCCCAACTTCTACTTCTACTCACTACCAGGACTTCCCGGCACTCCCAGAGCCCTTCGACAACTCACTAGACTGGCGACGTATTCCCGGGGATGCTCCATTCCCAATTCTGGAGAAGTTCTCGGAGGAACAGCTTCTTGGGTTTGCTAAGTTCTTAGTTGATCGCAACAACAATCCGTCTCTCGAGATCCCCACCGGCGATCCAGCAATTGAGGCGCTGTATAAGCGTAAAACTAACCTGCGTGGACTCTATGAAGGATTAATCTTCAAGCGACTCCGAGCTAAAGAGAATGCAGGAGTGGTTATTCCAGAAGTTCGTCGTCAGTTTGCTGCGCTGTTTGATGGTGAGCTGGATAAGCTCAACGCGTACTTTGCTGAGCCTGCTGACGCACCTGAGGTTCCTGAGGTTCCAGAGGTGCCTGTTGCGCCAGACACCCCAGAAGTGGCTCCGCCCACTGAGACAGTTACTCCCCCCAAAGCGCCGCGTAAGCCACGTCCACCGCGCAAGCCCGCGCAGCCTCCAGCCGAGCCAGTAGAAGAGACGCCAGCGCCAAAAGCTTCAGAGGACGTACTCGACATCCTCAAGAGTTTTGATTTCTTGATGGGCGGAGATTCTGCTGACAAGCCAGAAGATTCAGGCAAGGGCGCAGGTTCTCGCCAAGCACCGACCACAGGCCAGAGCCAGCTCTCGCCCGATACTATGGCTGAGATCTTCGACCGATATGCGCTTCTTGCTCAGTACCGGAAAGCCATGTCTGAGGGTCGTATGTCCGTACCGCTTGAGTACTCTGCTGGTGGTGTGGCTAACCGCTACAACGCCTCAATCGAAGAGATCATGCAGGCACTAGAATTGATGGGGTTCACCCCAGACGAGTTAGCATAGGAGTAGATAATGAGTCCAGACTTAGCACGCCGACTTGGGTGGTCAGGTTCTGCCGTCCGCCTGTTCTTCCCTGAACTAAATATCCAGTTTATGGAGATCAAAGGTCGCGCCCAGAAGGCTCGATACCAGACATTTGAGGAACTCCCTGAAGAGGATCAACGCTTTATTCTCGACCTCGAAACTCGGGAAATTAATGACCCAGACTTCCCGCTCTCGCCACTAAAGATGGAATTGTTTGACGCCTCAAGAAAGTTTAGTGGCGACGACAAATCAGCGGTAAAATAAAGTAATAAGACTGTATCCAAACAGCGAGGGATTATTTTGACAGAGCTAGTCGGGCAGTACAGAGATTTACTTCTGTATAACAACGGATCAAAGGGAGTCGTCATCGACTCCTCTTTAAATGTGGTCGTTGCTTCCGGCAACTTTGAAGTTGTAAAGATGTCTCAATCTGGCTGGGAAGAACCCTATTACGCGGGCCCTGCCACTGAATTAGCCAACTCAGCTCTGACTACTCTTGATGTTTCTATCACCGCTGCGGGCAAATCTCGGCTCTACACTATCCCCAAGACCGCACAAGAAGAAGCTAAAAAAGCCCTCGAATGGCGCAAAGAAGAGAAGCGCGGTGGTACGCCTGTCGGCGTCAACACTGCCCGCACTCTTGCTAAGGGTGGACAGATCGGCATTGAGAAGGTCCGCCACATTGCTAAGTATTTCCCCCGTCACGAAGTTGACAAAAAGGGCAAGGGCTGGTCGCCAGGAGAAGACGGATTCCCCAGCAACGGACGCATTGCATGGGCTTTGTGGGGTGGCGATCCAGCATGGCGTTGGGCGCGAGCAATTGTAGAGCGCGAGAACAAGGCCGCTATCCGCGCCGATGGTTACGCAACTCCGATGTACGAACCCATCTACATCCACCCAACTACTGAGCTTTCCGACTTCATGCTTGCCAAGACCGAAGTCGAAGAAATTATTCCACACTTTATTGTGCGCCTCCACCACGACGGATCAGGCATCGATCGACTCTACAAAGTAGATCTCGATGGTCGCACCTATATGTGGGACGACGGCCAGTGGGACGATCTTGGAAACCCACATACCAATATCTACTACATCGACGAGATTATGGATTCGGAGGCAGAGCACTACCCTGAGGTCAGTCACTTTGATGTTGATCCAGAATCTGCTATTGCTATTGCTGCCTCACTAACGTACCGTCCCCATCAGTTTGTCGGTCTCGAAGACCTTGACCTTGAAGAGGCCACACTGGCTGCTAGTGCCGTCTACGAAATTGATTGGTCTTTCATCGACAGCCTTACCGCTGCTGGGGAGCCAGTTACCAATCAAGACGGCGTTTACACTCCTGAAGAGCGATCGCAGAAAGCGTCAAAGCAGGTCCGCGACGCTACTGGAAAGTTTGCCAAGACTGGGACTCGCGTAACCATTGACGGCGACTCATCGCGTCAGGGTAACATCACCGCTATCGATCCTTCTCGTGGCTCCGTCACTGTCCAGATGGATAACGGTACCGAGGTAAACGTCCCCGGTAAGAGTGTTGCTCCTGCTAAAACCATGCTCCCAACTGCTGAAGGAGCTCCTTCGGCTTCACCTGCCGAGTCAGCTCCTGTAGCCGCGCAGACTGAATCTCCTCAACTAGACACAAGTGGGATTCTTGGTGAGCCTCGCGACTCGGGACTTAACCCCGACGCCGTCCTCCCCGGAACACTCCCTCGCCTGACAAGCCAAGACCTTCAGCAAATCCTCCGCGACTGGCCTGCATGGGTTCAGTCCCAGCGTGATAACTACGTCCCAATGGATGTTCCTCAGATTGATGTCCAAGACAAGGGCTACCGAGGAAAGGGAGCCTACGGCGAGAAGCTTGAGCGCAAGGTTGGCAAGGAGATGGAGACAACTCCTGACTACCACCCGCTCCTCAAGAATTGGCTCAAAAGAACTAGCGGTTTAGGTGTCAAGAATAGCATTTGGTACAACCCCATTACTGCTGCTGGTGTCAACAAAGACCCCGAGCAAGAACTTACCCCCAAGACCACCGACGTTCAGCCTATGTATATGGCTATCGTTGACTCCAATGACCCCCGCGCTGTTCTCAAACTAATCAGCCTGATCCCCGCCAGCTCGCAGTCGAGCCAGCCCATGGTCTACACCCGCAAAGATGGAAAGTGGAACCGCGACCCACAGAGCCTTGCTGAACTCAACTCTACAACGCCTCCTCCCGTTGTCCCCCTCGATAATGACACGCTTAACGACGTACTCAAGCAGGTTGATTCAAGCCACGGAGTTAAAAAAGAGGAAGATCCCAACAAGCCTATGGCTGCCTCTGTTGCTCTCGCCGTCTTACTCGGACCCAGCGTCCCTGTTACGGCAGCGGGCGGTCTTGACCGCAACCGCGGCAATGCCGAAGAACTTCGTCGATACTGGACCATTGGTCGCGGCGGGCTCAAGATCCGCTGGACGACACCCGGCGACTGGACTCGCTGTGTTCGTAACCTTCGCAAGTACATGGGCCCTCGCGCCAAGGGGTACTGTGCTCTCCGTCACAAGGAAATGAACGGCTACTGGCCTGGTGACAAGCGTAACCACGAGGCCGGAATAATTGATGACGCCACATACCTTGTATCGGAAGAGCAAGTTCTCACTGCGGCTGTCCTTCGTGCTGAGCGTGACGATTTAGTGCAACGTATGTCTGCGCTCCGTGCAGGCGGGCAGATCCAGACCGTTGGTGACGACTACAACTCCAGCACCGCTAACTATTTCAACCTTGATCGTGTAGAGGTCCCAGAATCTATTCGCGTTATGGTCGAAGATGGTGACTCAGATCAGATTGAAGAAATCTTGTTTATGGATCTCATCCCTACCCAGAAGAGTGTCAACATGCGTAGAGTCGGGCGTAACTACACTTCGGACAAGCCTGTCAAGGTCTGGAAAGACGACGAAGGCTACAAACTTATCGATGGCCACCACCGATGTGTCGGCAACTACCTCAATGGCAATGACTACGTCAAAGCCAAGGTATTTAGCGCTTACGCGGAAGAAGGAGCAGAGTAATGCACGACGACAGTGAAATTCGCATGAACGGGTCTAAGTTTATTATTCCTCTTGTTATCCCTGAGGAGGTTGAGTCTGGCGATGGTCGTATGTTCCGCAAGGACGCCATTGAGATTCGTGAACTACCCCTCCCGCTTCTGTGGCAGATTAAGACTGGCTCTGGTCACGATGGTTCGGTAGTTGTTGGTCGCATCGATCAAATGGAACGCACTGAGAACGGAATTGGAAACTGCTACGGCACTTTCGATGACGGCCCATATGGACGTGAGGCCGAGCGCCTCGTCCGAAACGGTTTCCTGCGCGGTGTTTCTGCGGACATGGATCGCTTTGAAGCGGAAGACAATCGCAAGGAAAAAGATAAAGACGTCTCGGATATGGCCAAGAAACCGGACAAAATCGAGAAAGACAAAATTGTTGTAAATAAGGCTCGTGTAATGGCGGTTACAATAGTATCAAAGCCCGCTTTTCAAGAGTGTCAAATTGCTCTTGCCGATGAAGGGCAAGAAGCTTATACTCAGGAGGAAACTGTGTTGACAGATGGCGTATACGCCGACGATGCTGACCCCATGGATGCCGCGTCATTAGTGGCGTGCGGCATGGTTGCTCAGCAGATCCCCGTCGTACCACCCACAATGTGGTTCGAAAACCCACGCCTTGAAAGGGCGACCCCACTTACTGTTTCTGACGACGGTCATGTATACGGACACATTGCGTCATGGGATACCGACCACATTGGTCTTCCCTTTGGTACTAAGCCACCTCGTAGTCGTAGTGACTATGGATTCTTCCACACTGGAGTTATCCGCACCGACGGAGGAACAGATGTTCCTGTTGGTCAGCTCACTCTCGCTGGTGGACACGCCGACCTTACCGCATCAGCAGCCGAAGCCATCAAGCACTACGATGACACGGCGAGCGCCGTTGCCGATGTCCACGCTGGCGAGGACCGCTATGGAATCTGGGTTGCTGGAGCACTTCGCCCCGGAGTCCAGCCTGAGCAGGTTCGTGCCCTTCGCGCGTCGGCACCTTCGGGTGACTGGCGTCCGATCCGCGGCTCACTTGAGCTTGTAGCCGTATGCCAGGTCAATGTTCCCGGCTTCCCAATTGCTCGTGCCCGCGTTGCCTCAGGTCAGGTCATGGCTCTGGTTGCTGCTGGGGCTGCCACTCTCGCTCGTATGAAGTCCAATCCCGTTGACGAGCTTCACGAGCGCATTGCACGCATCGAAACAAAAGAGCGCAATGCTCTTACAGCAGCTGCCGAAAAAGCTCGGGTTGACTTTGCTGACAAGAAGATGAAGTCCTACGCTCCTAAGATTGATGGACGTCTGGCTGAGATTCTCCAGCAGACCCTCGCTGATGTATCTGTCTTTGCGGCCAAGGTTAAGGGCTACCACTGGAACGTTGAAGGAAATGACTTCCCACAGTTTCACGCTCTCTTTGATGAAATTTATGAAGATGTCGAAGAATCACTTGATCCACTTGCGGAGAATATCCGAAAGCTTGGATACAAGGCTCCTTTTGATCTTGCTACTTTTGCTAAAATGAGTCAGTTTGGTGAGTCTACCCTCGGTAGTGACGCAACGCCTCAAGATATGGTGGCTGATCTTCATGAAGTCAACGAAAGTGTTGTTGGACTTCTCAAGGCCGTCTTTGACGTGGCAAATGAAGTCAATGAGCAGGGTATTACCAACTTCATTGGTGGACGCATTGAAATGCACCAGAAGTGGGCATGGCAGTTGCGCGTATCACTCGCTAACTATGAGAAGCACGAGTACGAAGAAGAGCGTTCTGAAAAGACCGAAGAGCCCTACGAGATGGAGGAAGAGAACTACGACATGTTCTTTGCATCTCTCTCCAAGCAGGGTATCCTCGAGGCTGGCCTCACGGCTAGCGCGGGCGACATTGTCCAGCGCGTTCGCGAACTCTCGGCTATTACAGAGTTTGCCAAGTTTACCTCAAAAGAGCGCGAGACTCTTGCTGACAAGGGTCAGGCTCTTCCAGATGGCTCATATCCAATCCGTAATGCCTCAGACCTGAAGAACGCCATCCAAGCATATGGTCGCGCTAAGAAGTCTGACCAAGCCAAGGTTCGTAAGCACATCGCCAAGCGCGCTCGTGCGCTGGGTGAAGCAAAGATGATTCCTGAAAAATGGAAGACTGCGGCCTCAGACTCCATCACCGCCAGTCTTGAGTCAATGCGTAACCGTGCGACAATCTTGGCCTCTGCTAGTGGAGATGCAGTTATTGAGGCTGTTCGCCAAATCCGTGCCGGAAACACTCCTGACCTTACTGAGGTTGACCCCAAGCAGTTGGAGATTCTCCTCCCTGGTGTCAACATTCAGGACATCATCGATGCCAAAGAGGGAAAGAACGATGGTCGTGTCAAGTACACACCCAAGACTCAGCCTCGTGATGCTCAGGGTCGATTCCGTCAGGTTCTTGCTCGACTGAAGCAAGACCTTGGAGACTCAGGTAGTCAAGATGTTCTTCAAAAAATTGAAGACATTGAGAACCTTGACAACACTGGAAACTACTTGGGTTCCGTTATGGCCTCAAAGGACCTCATTGACATCATTGATCGTCTTGATGCTGGCGCACTAAACGCCGACTCCCTCGAAAATGTTCGCTCTTCCACAACAGAACTTGGAAAAGCGATTGCAAATCTTCCTCTCCCATTTGACAACCAAGCGCAGAAAGTTCGCTACAGCGATCTTCCCCCTACGCTGAAGAAGTTGATGGACGACATGGTAACCCGTGTCGAAGATAAAATTGGGAAAGAGGACGCCGATATTGCTACCCGGGAACTGAAAGGTTTCCAAGCAGGATCGGATGTATACAGTCAAGCAGATATTTCATCGCAGATGAATCGTTTGCTTCGATTGCTAACTTAATAATAAGTTACAATTAGTAAGAAGGGTGTAGCGCCTGCATCGATGATGATAGTCCCTACGCCTCAGACTATATCCCCCAGGTAGACATCCCGTCTGCCGACTGACCTAAGGAGAGGTACAGTGGATTCTTTTAAGAACCAACTGGACCGACTGTCCGAACTGAACGACGAGCAAGTCTCGGAGCTTCAGGCGGGCATCATCACCGAGTTCGAGTCTATCGACGAGAACGGCGATCTCACACCTGAGTCAGTGGATGCCATGACAACTCTAGCGGACATGCTAGAGACCGTCCGTGGTGAGGTACAGCGCCGTGAGGCGCAGGCTGAGGAACTTGTTTCCATGGCCGCCGAAGCCACTAATCGAGTATATGGTGATGGAGAATCTGAAGAGATGATCCCCGCCGAGGAAGAAGAGGAAGCCCCAATGGCTACTGAACCAGAAATGGTAGAAGAGACCGAAGAGCCCACCGCTCCAACTGAGGAAGAGATCGTTGTAGAAGAAGAAGCTCCAATGACCATGCCCGAAGAGGACAAGAAAGACAAAATGTCTGAGGCATCGACTGTCTCCGATGAGAATGCCGAATTCTCGACGGATGAAGAACCCGAAGTTGTTGAAGAAGTACTGGATGGATCGGCTGATGTCGATGCTCCTGTTGCTGAATTCTCAACTGATGAGGAAGTCGTCCCTGCTGAAACAGCAGAACCCGCCCCTGCCGAAGAGGCTCCCGCTGGCGAAGAAGCAGTTGTTGCTTCCGTCGAGGGTGCTGAAGAGGCTGAGGCACCAACCGAAGAAATCACCGACATTGCGCCCGAGGCGCAGGAAGAGGCACCCGTGACCGCCGCAGCAGAAGGAGCTTTCGAAGCTCCAGCAGACCGCCGTCCAGTTGCTCAGGCTGCACCCGCAGCACCCGTTGCTATCACAGCGGGCGCGGACATCCCTGGCTACACGGCTGGAAGCACCCTTACAGACATGTCGGAGGTGGCACAGGCTTTTGAAAAGCGCCTGCACACCCTCCGTCGCGTCAATGGTGGAGATGGAGAACAGCACATTGTTGCATCCCTCTCGACCCAGTACCCCGACTCTCGCGTTTTGAGCTCGGACCCCGAAGAGAACCGCGCAAAGATCCAAGCAGTTGTTGGCCCAGAAGCTCTTATCGCTTCCGGTGGATTTGCAACGCCTCTCGAGGTAAAGTACGACGTCTTTGGACTTGGAACGAACATGCGTCCTGTCCGCGACTCACTCCCCCGTTTCCAGGCAGACCGTGGCGGCGTTCGCTACGTCACTCCTCCAGTACTTAGCTCCTACGCTAACGCTGTTGGTGTGTGGACCGCTGCTAACGACTCAGCAACAACTCCTTCGCCTGCGTCGAAGTTGTCGTTGACCGTTACTGCTGCTGCTGAGCTTACAGCCGTCACCGACGCTGTTACTCTGCAGATGCAGTTTGGTAACCTGTTCACCCGTGCGTACCCCGAGCTCCTCGCTCGCCACAACGAGCTTGGCTTGATCCAGCACGCTCGTGAGGCAGAGCAGAACCTGCTCTCGCGTATCGCAACTGACTCGACAGCAGTCACAACCACAAGCCTCATCGGCTTTGGTCGCGACTTCCTCGTTCAGATCCGTCGTGCGGCCGCAGCTTACCGCTCGCGTCACCGTATCGAGACCAGCACCCAGCTTCGCGCCATCATCCCTGACTGGGTATATGACGCAATCGCAGCAGACCTCACGCTGTCGATGCCTGGTGACGGTACAATCTCGATCTCGATGTCAGAAATCAACGGATACCTTGCCACCTCGAACGTGACGCTCGTTGCCTCGTTCGACTCGTCGGTCTTCGGCTCGCAGAGTGCTGCTGCACTCCTCGAGTTCCCTGACTCGTTCGTTTGGTACCTGTTTGCTGAAGGAACCTTCGTCTTCCTTGACGGTGGAACCCTCGACCTCGGTATCATCCGTGACTCGACCCTCGTCGGAACCAACGACTACAAGATGTTCGTTGAAACCTTCGAAGGCGTCGCCAAGGTTGGTGTCGAGTCTCTCGCCATCACCTCGACGATCAACGTCAACGGTACCGCCGCAGCACTCCGCGACACCACTGGTGGCACGGCTGCAGCAACCATCGAGTACTAATCCTCGATAGGTAACCACCCCGTGGTTGTTCCCCAGGGGCTTCGGCCCCTGGGGGACTCCCCACACAAGATCAGACCTTAAGGAAAGAACCAAATGGCATTCAATGGAGTCCACCCGGCACTTCCCCTCGAGCCGACTCAGTTCGGACTCTTCGCTGCGGTTCCCCCAATCACCCACGCTTCGCGCGACTACGACGAGCGCTGGGAACGCGGCTACGCACAAATTCTTGAATCTTCTCCCTATGCCTTCACCAACTGGGACATTACCAGTGACACTGATGACGTTATCCACGGCCCTGATTCAGGTGCTCGTAGGGCAGATCGATTTATCGCTCAAATTCGTCCATTCTTTATTGAAGTAGAGGACGACGCTTCTACTCTTGGTCTCGTTGCCGAAGATCGTTTTGCTCGTGTTATTCGCCAGCTTGAAGCTGGAACACAGAAAGCCGTTGAAACCGAACTTTGGAGCGGTACGATTGCTCAGGGAGAATCCCTCGTTAACCCATATCTCACCAAGGCCTCGACGGTTACCACTCTCAACTCTGGGACTGCTCTCTCTCCCAAGCGCGCTCTTGCCTTGCTTGAGCACTACATTGGGGACGTCTCGCCATTTGGTGAGCAAGGGTTTATTCACATGACTCGCGATGTTGCAGCTCTTCTGAGTTCGAACAGCCAGATGCTGTTCCACGAAAAGGGAAAAGACCACCACCAGACAATGGGTGGAACTCCAGTCATTATTGGCTCGGGGTACTCCGGCGCTGGACCCGTTGGCGCAACGGGAGCTTCGGCTACCGACACCAACAAATGGATGTACGCCACAGGCACACTCCGAGTTCACCTCGGTAAGCCTGAGGTCGTCAACGACACACTGGCCCAGGGCTATGACGTGTCGGGAAATGCAAATGACATGAAGATCAAGGCATACCGATCCGCATCGGTCTTCTTTGACACTTCGATCCACCTCGCTGTTCGAGTTGATCTGACAGCGGCCTAACCTACAACAAATAAGGAGAATAGCTACATGGCTACTCAAGACTACGCCGCCAGCATTCAAGGTGTTGCCATTCGTGTTACCCGCCTCGATGCCAACGGCAACCTTCTGAACGGTGCTGGTGACTCATACACCACATCCGCGTTTATGCGCGTATCGTTCACCCCCGAGTATGAAGAAGGTGACGAATTCACGGAAAAGAGCGCCAACGGTGCTGTCTGCGTGACATACAAGTCCCCCGACACACTCAAGCGCATCACAATGGAACTCGCTATCTGTGAGCCCGACCCCGAACTCTCGGCCCTCCTCTCTGGTGGACTCTTGCTTCGCAAGAACACCGGATCGGCAGTACAGTCCATTGGTTGGGCTGCTCCCGGCGTTGGAGACGACCCTGCTGGTAACGGTGTTTCCATTGAAGCTTGGTCGATTGCCATCAAGGATGGACGTAAGGCTGCTTCGTACCCCTACTTCCACTGGGTTTTCCCATTCGCCAAGCTCCGTCAGTCGGGCGACCGCGTTATCGAGAACGGAATGCTCGCAACGACATTCGAAGGTTACGGCCTTGGAAACATTGCGTTTGACTTCGGACCCGACAACCGCTGGGAGTTCCCACAGGCTTCGGACCGTCCCTACTCGTACGCACGTTCGACATGGGCTCCAACCGGACTCAAGGGCTTCTACACGTGGGGTGTTACTGACACGATCACTAACGTTACTGCTGCTGGTAGCGTTACTACCGTCACCACGGATGGCGCACACGGATTCCGCGTTGGTGAGGAGGTAACTATCGCGGCAGGTACAAGTACCACCGTCAATGGAACCTACACCATTGCAACTGTTCCTACGACGACTACCTTCACCGTTGCCAAGACAGCTACTATTGCAGCACCTGGCACGGACACTGGAACCGTCACGAGCTACGGATCCTACGCCGAAGTTGCAACAGGATCTCTTGACAGCGACATCGCTATCAACGTTCCTGGAAACGTCAACTACAACGCTGACAACGCCATCGACAACGTGGTAGTCGCGCAGACAGGCCCAACTGGAGCGCCCTAACCAATAGTTAACTAGGTGGATGGGTGGCACGTCTCACGGTGTGCCACCCATTTACCATAAAGGATTAGGAATAAAAAATGGCTGGACTTTGGATCACGGTCGACGAACTCGAACCTCAATTCCAAGAAAATGAATACGCTCAGGATGCGGTGAAGACTGCGTCCTACTTGATGTGGTCAATGTCGGGCCGTAAGTATTTCGGAACGCAAACAATCACCGAGCGCTACGTCCGATTTGCACCGCTCCTCAACATGCACCTGCTTCAAGAAGCGGCTCTCGTCAATGCTATTATCACCAAGACAACGGAGATGATTGAGCCGTGGGTCTCGGCTGAAACCCGTATCCGACTTCGCAGTCAGCCCGTTCAATCTATTCAGACTGTTCGTAGCACAAAGGGTGAGGTTTACTCCCCAGATAAGTACTACGTTGTCGATCGATCGACAATCCAGTTCTCCGAGGGCGCTCTTATTGTCCCCGCTGACATCGAAGTCACCTACACCTACGGCATGAACCCACCCACCATGGGAAAGGTTGCGGCCAAGCGTCTTGCTCAGGAGTTCATCCGACTGTGGACAGGTGACGATGACTGCGCTCTTCCTCGTCGTGTAACTTCCGTTTCGCGTCAAGGAGTGAACTACACCATCCTCGATCAGCAGGACTTTATCGCTGAACTCCGTACAGGTATCTACGAAATCGACCTGTTCCTCAAGACCAACAACCCAGACGGAGCAAAGAAGCGCGCTCGCGTCTTTACCCCGGACATCCCCCGTGCCCGCAAGTACACACGCAAGACACGAAAGCTTGTTGCCAGTGCTCGGGACATCATTGTTCCCGCTGGCGAATCCAAAACCATTACCGTAACGCTTGCCTCTATCAATGCTGCGTTCTTATACTCGCAGGCAGGTTGGACTCCTGAAGTGGTTCTACGCAGTTATGACGGGACGTACTCTAAGACCGTCTCGGGCGCGTCCTACATCACGGTTACCTCAACAAATATTTCTATCACCATCCCCTATGCTGATGCTTTTTCTGTACTTCGCATGATTGATCCTGGAACATGGGATCTGTATGGAGTACAAAACGGCGCAAGCACCTATATTACATCTGGTAACCTAGATGTAGACCTCACATAAATAAGGAGAACGACCTCATGACCGTTATGACCAACTTCCGAGCACAAGATATGCCCGGAAACCAGAAGCCTACCGTTACTGTCCCTGTGGCAAAAAAAGTTGAAGCCCCTGCCCCCGTTGTTGTCGAAACCCCTGTTGAAGAGGTAGACGAGGCTCCTGCGGAGTAATCCATGCCATCCATTCAGGTAGCAAATTACGACATTGACGCGGAGGCGCTCAATCTTCGTGACCTACTCGCTGGCGTTCTTGAACGTGTAGAGAGTGTGTTCACGTCGTTTGGCGTGCCTTTGCCGTCTCGTCGCTACTACACGATTGGGCAGCCAGTCATTGACTGCGAGCAGTTGACTGTCTCATTTTTACAAGGGTACCTAGGCCCTCCCGGAGATCAAGCTTCTGGTCCGCAACGATGCAACATGCCTCGTACTGCGGTAATGAGCGTTGACATTTCTCGACCTATCCCCGTCATTGGGCAGAATGGTGGAACACCGTCTGCTGAAGTGATCCAGGGCGCTTCCGATATTGCCCTTATAGACTCGTGGGTTCTCCTCCAATCTCTAAACCAGTTTGATTATTGGGATGAAGATCTCGGCTCCCTATCGGGTCCTGGCGTTATTGCTACCGTTGAAATCGGAGCAGTTCAGGGTGGATATATTGTGACCACCCTTAGCCTCACGATGGCTATTCCCTAATGACTTACGGCCTTCCTGATAGCCTGCTGTATGGAACGTACAAGCGGGTTAAAGGAGCAACCCACCGTAGTCGTCCAAGTGGGGGCTCTTTTTCAGTACCTCAATTTAGCTATACTTTTAGCGGTCTAATTCTCTACCCAGAGATTCTGGATGAGGTGGTTAACGGTCCGACGGGTCCTGTGGCTCTGTATATGAACCGTATTGCTAACCGAGTTGCTGATGCTGCTCGACTAAAAGTTGGCGTTAGAACTGGACGCCTGAGAAACTCAATTAGGTGGTCAGCCAACCGATTTGCTGGGGGCCAAGAGCGTATCATCGGTGCCTACACTTCTTATGCCTACGACCACCACGAGGGGACTCCACCACACGTTATTCAGGCAGATCAAGAAGAGGTATTAAGATTTTCGTCTAAAGGTCGGACGGTCTACTCAAAGCAGATTTTCCACCCCGGTACTGCGCCCAATCCATACCTTACTTACCGTCTGGAAGAGATTATTCGCAGTGACCGTGGAGTATTCACTCCTCGATAGTTATGTTCTGCGGTATAATTATCTTAGGCATGTACGCCTAAAACGACATAACTAAGAATAGAGGTACTACTCATGTCAAAGTTTAAAGACTTTGGTGAAGGCAAGCGCAATGCTGCCTCCGAAAAAATTTCTTTCAAGATTCACGACGAAGAGTTTTTCTGCGTCGAGGAGATGCAGGGACTTGTCATTCTTGAACTGGTTGCGGCCAGCTCGAGTGATGATTCTGGCGACTCAGTTCGTTCGATCACACAATTCTTCTCTGCAGCTCTTGAAGAGGAAAGCTACAAGCGATTCCAGGCTCTTGTCAAGGATAAAAAGAAAATTGTCAGTGCTGAGACGCTCGGTGAAATTGTAGGCTGGGTAATGTCCCAGTACGGTGACCGCCCGGAATCGCCGTCCGAGGTCTAATCCAGTGGGCGTTAGACCTCTGGCCTACGGTCAACGGAAGAGCCCTAAGTAACAACATACACCTAGAGAAGATGGGGGCAAGTAAAATGCTTGATCTACTTCATTATTATATGGAGGATGACTACCTTGCTGACTCTAGGGAACAAGCCACGCAGAAAACTCGGGTAAGGAAGGTTATGTACCGAGAATTCTATGATCGCGACTACACATATGGAGTCACCGACGAACCTCAGGGTCGACAATATCTCGATCCCGAGGATCTTGAGGATAATCTTAACGATGTTACTCCAGTTAACCCCACGGCAAAGCCGTACACCCCACCCACTGATTTCAACCCCGAGAGCCCAGACCCATTTGGCGGAGTTCTCGATACACCGCTAGGATAACCCGTGGCAGTTGTAGGTAGAGCCGAGATTGTCGTCCGTGCCCTGACAAGTCAGGTAGCGGATGACATTAAGCGCGGGTTTAACACAGTAGACCGAGAAGTTCAGTCTGCAGGTACCCGCGCAGGTAATAGCTACAAAAAGGGCTTTGAGAGCAAGATAGCCGATATGCGGATTGGTAAGTTTCTTACCAACCTCCGGGAAATTGCTCCTGGTGGTGAGCAGGCCGCAGAAGCTTTCACTAAGTTAGTTCGTAAGGGCTACTACCTGCAGTCAGGACTTGGGGCTCTTGCTGGAACTATTGGCTCTATTATTGGCGGTCTTGGTGCTCTGATTGGTTCTGCTGGCTTAGCTGCTGCCTCCGTGGTTGCACTTGGTGGGGCAATGGCCGCAGCGGCAACTGGGTTTGCCCTCATGAAGTTTGCCCTTGGTGGTATTGGAGCAGCTCTTAAAACTACCACTGGAGGTGGTGGTTCCGGGGTTGATGCAACAGCACAGGCCTTAAAAAACTTAGCCCTTACTGTAGAACGTAATGCAGAGTCTCTAGCAGCTGCTAATGAGAATGTTCGTAGTGCTCAGATTGGTCTGAATGACGCGTACAAAGAGGGCGCTGAGTACCTACAGCAACTAGGATTTGAGGCTGAGGATGCCGCTCTCAGCCAAGAACGCGCAGCCATGTCGCTTGAGGAAGCAAGAGAAAATCTTGCTCGGGTCCAAGACCTCCCACCCAACTCTCGGGCCCGGCGAGAAGCAGAACTTGCTTTTAAGGAAGCAGATCTTAACTACCGTCAAGCTGCTGATCGATCAAGTGATCTTGCCACTGAACAAGAGCGGTATGCACAAAATGGTGTCGAAGCCACTGATATAGTCATTGACGCTAAACAGCGACTGATTGACGCTGAAGAAGAACTAGCCCGCACTGTACGAGATAATCTGAGGGCGCAACTCGATGCTGAAGAAGCCTTAGCCAATGCCCGAACTGCCGGTGCTGGCGCTGCCACAGCCGCATATGACAAACTTACCAAGAGTCAGAAAAAATTTGCCGACTTCCTCAGGCGCGAAATCCAGCCTCAACTTGTCGGTCTCCGTGAAGAAGTGGCCAGTGGATTCCTGCCAATGCTGGAAATACAAATGCGTCGCCTCTCTAAGGCTGGGCTATTTGCAGAAATTCGTGACGGGTTTGGTCAAGTTGGTGACTCTCTCGGCCTAGCAGTCAAAAACTTTACTGATCAACTTATGAAGTCTGGTGCCATTGATGATCTTGGTAAATTCTTTACCATGGTTGCGAATGTCATGCCTAAGGTTGGATCTATTCTTGGTTCAGTATTCTCATCTCTTCTCACTATTTTTGACGCCGCCTCTCCGCTTATTGATAAATTCACAGCCTTTATTGACGGTAAAGCAGCCGACTTTGCCAAGTTCCTTGACACAAAAAATGCCACTGGCCAACTTGAAACATTCTTCACTCGGGCGGGCGAAGTTGCGGGTCAGTTTGGCAAAATATTTGGAAATCTATTCAATGGCTTTGGAGACATCATTGCCGCGAACTTTGGTCCAGGATCGGGTGGTGATCTCCTCCTCGGGTGGATGATTGATGCCTCCGACGGCTGGGCCAATATGAACCAGACATTCTTGCAAAACTACTTCGTCCAGGCCGCCAAAAACACTATTGCTCTCGGAAACTCGCTTGGAATTCTTGTAGACATTTTGGCGCAAGCTGGTGGGTCTCCTGAGATTGAAAAGTTCTATAACACCCTCAATCAGGGTGCGTACTACCTGGAGTACCTCGTTCAAGAAGCTCTCAAAGCCTCCGCCCCACTAGCTCAAATTATCCTTGGTCTTACTAAACTTGCTGCAGCTTTTGCTGACTCTAATTCTGCCATTGTATTCCTCAATGTTGTGTCTTCTCTGGTAAATGGATTCGCATCTTTAGCGCAGACATTTAAACCACTTCTTGACTTTTTTGGTCCAATTCTTGCTGGTTTTTCCGCTCTTGGGTTTGTCATGGGAACAGTTAATAAAGTTAAGACAATTATGATTGGTCTTCTTTCCAATCTAACAGTTGGTTTTGCTAAAATGGGAATTGAAATGACTCCCCTGCGAGCAGCATGGAGCTCACTTTCTGGCGAATTTAACAAAGCTCGAGATGCTGGCCTCACTATGGGTACATCATTCAGGGCTGCTATAGGTTCGGTTGGTGGTATGACTAAATCCATCGCATTTCTAGGTAAAGCACTTTACGCCTCACTAGGCCCTATTGGTCTTATCTTGATTGGCTTAGAAGCCTTAATGGCAGCTATTACTTTCATTTCAGGAGAAATTGAGAAGCAGTTCCAAGCCCGCGTAGAGGCAACAACTGTATCCCTCAAAGCAAATGCCAGTGCCATTGACACTGTCAATGCTGCTTTGGGTAAGACTGGCGACACTTTCAATAAGTTTGATACATCTGACATGACTTCGGCTCTAGAAGCTGTCCGAGATGAAACTACTAATCTTACAAAAGTAAATACAAGTCTAGGTCGATCGTATAGTGGTATGTACGGCTACGCTGGAACTGCATTTAATCAGGGACTAGCAGACGTTGAAAAATTTAGAGGTAGCTTAGACGAAGTAGGTGCCTCGCTAGCCCAAGTCGCCACGACTGACATTAGAGCTGCTCAGCAAGCTCTCCAAGGATTTAAGACCAGCACCGGAGCAACTACCGCCGAGTTTATTGAACTTACAGGTGGTGTCGAAGCATTTGGTGATGAGTATGTCAAGTCTCTCCAAACATCAGCTGCTGCCGAAGGTATCTCACTCGTCGGTAAAGATGGTCTGATTGATGCCCAGCTTGCCATGAACTACGCCCTCGGTGAGGGTGAAGTTGCTTTCCGACGAGAGGCCGAAGCTGCTAAGCAGGCTGCCATTGATATGGGAGCTGCCTCGTACGCAACAGCTGATCGTGTTGATGTCATGGCCTCAAGCTTTAAGGATGGAAAATTCCAGGTTGAAGGCTTCATGGACGCCATGAAAGAAAACGCCAAGATGTTAGTTGAGAACCTTAACAACATTCAAACAGCACAAGCCAACGGTCTGAGTCAACAAGCAGTCGACTACATTAAAGAAACATATGGAGCTCAGGCTTACCTTGTGTTCGACGAGATTGCTACCTATGGGCCTGAAAAACTTGGCGAAATGAATAACGCTATCCTCGGGCAGACAGGGGAGTTTAGCTCTGCTATGGCGCAGGCTACTGCTGCAGGAGCTACCCAGATTCAACGACAAGCCAAAATAGCATATGATAAGGGTTTGATTGATAACGCAACTTTCATTGGTGTTATTAATGGAACTATTAAAGACTGGAAACCACCAGCTGTCAAGATTACCGCAGACACGAGTTCTTTCAGTCTTATTGAAACCAACGCAAAAATGGCCGCTGATAAAGCATCAGCTGTAAGTAAAATCAGGGTTAGCGCCAGTGCCCAACCAAAGGCTGGTACCGTTACAATTGCCGGAATCCCCATCCCCTTCAAGTTCTCAGGCTTCAAGAACGGTGGCATGGTCGGTGGCCTCAACATGATGGGCTTCGCGGACGGTGGCATGGTCTCTGGTGGCTATGGCGGAGGTCGGTCCGATCGCATCCCCGCTATGCTCTCCAACGGTGAGTACGTCGTGAACTCGGCAGCAACTGCTCGAAACCTTTCTACCCTCAATGCGATAAACTACGGAGGAGCCGCAGGATCCACAGGATCAACCGTCAACATTACCGTAAACCCATCCCCCGGAATGGACGAGCGCGAACTCGCGTCCGTCGTCTCTCAAGAACTTATGCGTCAAATGCGTCGAGGTAGTATCTAATGGCACGAATTAATCTAGCCCCCAACCCGTCTTTCAAAACTAACACAACGGGGTGGGAAGCAACCTCCAACTCCACCATCCTTCGATCGAGCAATGTCTCGTTCTTTGGTGACAATTCTCTCAAGATCACCAACAAGGGTACAGGCCTCTACGGCACTACTACCACCAACATCACCGGATTTACCGCAGGTCTGTCTTATGCGTTCTCGGTGTATGTGTACCTACCAGACAACCCCACCGCTACTGCGTACTACAACGACATTGAAATGCTGGTCACGTTCTACGACAGTAGTAACAACACACTTGGTTCTACATCGCCAACCTCGGGTATCCACCGCGTATACGACACTGACCGCTGGGAAGATAACCGACTCTCTATCGTAACAACAGCACCTACTGGGGTTTCTTACGCTATTGCAACAATCCAAGCTACTACTGATGTTTCTACAGCGAGTGAAATCTTCTATCTCGATGCTCTTCTCATCGAGCAGGCTTCTCAGGTTAATGAATACTTTGATCAACTCAGCGATACCCCTGCTAACGAACAGGGACGCGAAAAAGAACTTGTCAACCGCGCGCTCACCCCAACGCCAATCCCACATATCACGGGACCAGAGCTCAATGCCGACATCTCCCTAGGACGCCTCATATTTAACACCATCGATGAAGATGGCACCGTGTGGGTCTGTACAGACCTCACTGGTTGGTGGGGGCAGACATCTCCCGACGTTCCAGATATCACACGCGGTACCGAAGACGGATCGTTCGATGTCTCAGGACGCTACATGGCTCGCGTCATTACGCTCTCGGGAGTATTCCTCCCTCAAAGCCGGGACTACCTCCCCAAGGCACTTGGCCGACTAATTACTGAAACAGACTTGGTTCGGCGCGTCTCAACTCTCCGTGTCGACGAGGTTCCCACCAAGGTTGCCAAAGTTCGTCTTGTCGGACAGCCAATCATTACGACGGTAAACGCTCGCGGTCGTACCGAGTTCTCTATCACTCTTCGGGCCGCTGACCCAATCAAGTACGCATGGGCTGACAACCAGGTTAATGGATATGAAGTCAAGAGTATTAATGGTCTGGTCCCCGACACCACCACTAGCCCAACGGGTGCATCAAAATCAGTGACGGCAGTAAACGCCGGAAACACAACAGTCACGCCAAGTATCACTGTTCTCGGACCCATCGGGTCGGGAAGTACCATCCATGCTACAAGCCGAGACCGTGACGAAACAATCACACTTGTTTCGGCGTTGCGTGATGCTGGGGCCATTGCACGGGGTACGTCGTACACCCGAGATAACTTGATAGTCACAGTTACTACTGATGCTGACCACGGTTTGTTAGTGGGGGATACCATTTCTTTTAATTGGCTATCTAATGACCCGAACATCGACCCGCAAGGGGGTAGTCATGTTGTCACTGCTACCACCACTGAGACGCCATATACATTCTCTTACTCGCTAGTCGATGTACTTCTATTTGGAACTGATGATGGGGAAGACATTGTCACCACCACAATTAGCGGCGGGGTTGATGTAAAGCTCACAAACCCAGACACTTTGGTAGTAGACACCTACAATAAAGAAGTATCATTCAATGGCATCACTGTTGGTCAGCGTTCCAAGCTCGAGCCTCTCATTGACTGGATCAAACTTGACGCTGGTTCGACTGATATCACTCTCACTGACAGCTTTGATAACTACAACACTGTAAATAAATCGTACGCAACTACTACCGCTACTATCACTAATACAACGCGAAGCGGCTCGACTGTAACGGTCACAACCTCCGCTGCTCACGGGTTTAAAATTGGATACCCCGTTAGAGTTTCAGGGACTACTAATGGGTCTGGTGCTTTCAATGGGCTGTGGTCTATTACTGGAGTCACTACCGAGTCACCATTTACTTTTTCATTTGATCATACGACGAGTGGAAACGTAGCTGGAGCGGGGTCAGATTCGGGCACCGCAAAAATTATTCTTGCTACACTCAAATTTGATCGGGCACACTTCCTTGGATTGGGAGATACAGTAAATGTTTTCTTGCCAGAAATTCTTGATATCTCAACGACTTCGGCAGTTGCGTCAACTGATATTGTAACTGTCAGTACACAAACTGCTCATGGTCTTGGTATTGGTGATCTTGTTACAGTAGAGGGGACAGAAGAACGAAACATTACGCAAAAAGCCTATAACGCTACAACTGATATTGCCACTCTCACCCTCAACTCAAACCATTCTTGGGCTGATGGTAGTCGAATTAATGTGGCACTCCCCTCTACGACCACCGCAACATCGTACGCTTTTAACACCAGTACCGATATTGTGACAATTACAACTCAACCAGCACACGGATTTGCCGCGGGCGACATAATCAATATTGCTAGTCCGTCCCTTTCCTCAATTGCCACTAAGAGCATGAACGAATCGGGCGTTGCAACACTTACTACTCGAACAGCGCACGGATTGACCAGTGGTGGGGATGCGTCGGTTGTCCTCCCAGTGAGCACAACTCTGGCCCTCAAGGCTCTGAGCGGAACAACGGTGACTATGATCACTACAGCTGCACATGGATTCTCCCTTGGCGACCGTGTAGTTATCGATCTGCCAACCACCGCCACAGTTGACGCCTTTGCTTACGGCGGATATGCCACTCAGCTTGTCACCGTCACAACAACAGCCGCGCATGGGTTCTCAATTGGGGATCAAATCAGCCCCTTATTTAATAGTACCTACGACTCATATGAGGGTACCTACTACATTCAGTCCATCCCGACTACGACGTCTTTCACCTACTACTACTTTGGTTCACAAACTGCTGCCGTAGTAGAGGACGGTACGGCCACCGGAACAATCACAAATTTGACCAACACTGGACTTAACAGTGCGGGTACGGCCATCACATCCGTCCCATCCCCCACGACATTCACATACACGAAGGCGAGCTAGCGCATGGCAACGTCAGTAACAATTGGTGGCACAACTTACACCCCTTATAGTAAGGATGGAAGCTACGTACAAACAGCAGTGACACTGCCCTCTGCTGCAGTGAAAACGGCATTCAACGACAATAAGCCAATGATAATTACCGAGCTCCGCACCTATGTAGGGTCTTATGATCTTAAGGGAAACATCGTTGCTTCCATTGGCGGGTTTAGCGGAACATTTAATAACGTTGCCATTGACTCATCCCCTGGGCTTTCTGCGTGGTTGACACTTTCTGGATCTATTGTCTATGGTGGTACCTCTACTAATTTCCGACTTAATCCATCTACTGAGGGTGGTCTCTATTTTAAGCGATCTGGTTCAGGGTCTACCACGCAACAAGGTACTGGATATACCTGGGCTGGAACAGCGTATTGCGAGTATCGGTACATCGAATCACCAGATGCACCAACATCGTTTCTAGCAACCCCCAGCGGTACTTCGGGTGTTGTTAACTTTACGTGGGCCGCTCCCGCAGATGACGGCGGCTCAAATGTAACTGGATACGACATTTACCGGGGCACAACGTCAACAGCTATTACAACGCTAATCGGTAGTACTGCTGCACTAACATTTTCGTACACGGCACCAAACAACACTCTCTACTACTACGACGTTAGAGCCAAAAACGAAGTAACAATTGCAGACAATACCACCAGTAAAGCCTCCAGCTATGCAACTGCGACAGCAAACTTTGCAGCAGTAGTAGGCAACCCAACAAACATGGTGGCTACACCGAACGCCATATCGGGGCGTATTGATTTGACGTGGTCACCACCAGCCTCCGTGGCGGGGAACTATGGCTATAAAATCTACCAAAACGGTGTACTTATTCAAACTATAGCGATATCGTCAGACCCGGCTGAGACCTTCTCCGTCACTGGCTTATCTCCTGGTCTCTCATATTCGTTCTACGTCACCTCTATCACCTCCACCACAGAGAGTGGTTCATCCAACACAGCAACTGCAACAGCGCCCGGCTTTGCGGCCGCCCCATCGGCTCTCGCTGTTACGTCAATTATTGCAACAACAGTTTTGGCCTCAATTGAAGTCCCCAAACAGCTTCGCCTATCGTGGACGGCCCCTGCTGGTATGACTAACACAGGAGGATACAAAATCTACCGAGACGGTGTGCAAATTGCTGGGGTTGGTGTGGCGGGATCCATTGTTGGAAATATGACAAATCCTAGCTATATTGATAGCAGTCTGACTCTGAATGCTGGAACCTCATACACTTACACAATTCGAGCGTATTTGGTAACCTCTACTGAAGTCGGTAGTTTGACAGCGCCTGTCTCGGGCATCCCAGTGGATGGTTCCATCCAAGAAGTTACCGACACTGTGGCAAACTTGACCAACGCTGAGTTTGATGGGACCTATGACAATTTAGTCACTGTAATCAACCCCACGACATTTAGCTACCCCGTGACGGGCGGAACAGCCTACTCAGTTCAATCAGTCGATAGTGGTTTTGGGACTGTCTCAGAAGTATTACTCCCAATCTTTGGTAGTGACTATCCCATTGCGACAGCGGCAGCTACCTCTTTTACTTTTGCATTGTCTAGCCTTCAGCCCAGTACCACTGCTCCAATTGGTATCAGTTCTACTGTCACCAACAAGACGAATGCTACTTTGAGCGGCAATTTTACAGTAGACTCCAGCACGTCGACTCCCAGCTCAACTGTTTACTACTCGGTAACAGGTGCGGTACTTGGTTCAAACATTACTACCGTTGCCACTGGTGGAACTGCAAACAGCCTAGACGCAAGCGTATTCAATGCCACTACGACAGCGGTAGTATTAGTCCCAACTGCCTCGTCATTTACCTATTCGTTGCCCATTGCTACAGATCAAGCTGAAGCTGTCACTACTGGTACAGTCACTGTTCCAGCCAATAAAAATCTTTACAACGCTGTCGACAAGATTGTCACAAGTATTCCCCGGTATGACACGGTGGTTTATGCAACTACCGTCCCTGCTTCTGGTGCAACCAATGAAGATGTGGCCCTGGCTTTTCCAGAAGAAACGGCCCGACGAACATCCAGCACAGCCTCTGCGGAAATAGAATACCGTTCGGGCTGGATTGGGTAGTGTAAAATAAAAGTAACGACAAAAGACTAGGCACATGGCTACCATATCCGCACCCGTTTATCGATACTTCACCGCCGATCTTCTCACTAATGAAATTCTTGAGGAAATCCCATTCCGTGGAGTGTCATATCAACGTGCCTTGAACGGTGCTGGTTATTTCTCTGGGTCTATCCCGACGTTCGAGCAGACCAACTATCTCAACTTGTACTCCAGCACGACACCTGGAAATACCGCTCTATATATTGTTCGAGACGGAATCTGCGTATGGGGTGGGATTATTTGGTCCCGATCGTATGACGTCGTTCAGAAAACGCTATCTGTCAGTGGGTCAGAGTTCCCTAGCTACCTCTACCACCGCAAGATTTGGAAGACCTACAGCCACACTCTCGGATCCACGCTTACCGTGGTCAGCGGAGTTGGGACCGTTGATCTCGACCTGGGCTACACTAGCGGTGCTCTCAAGTCTGGCCGCACAGTAGAACTGCAGTTTGCGGACTTCCGGTATGACGGCATCTACACAATTGCGTCAAGCCCTGCCCCCACCACTAAACAATTCACCCTTAGTAGTATCAATAGTGTGGCGACGCTGTCCTCTGCCTCAGTTGCAGACAACGTTGTGACCATCACAACCGTTGACGATCACAAATTTAAGACTGATGATCTTATCACTATTGCTTCTTCCTTGACTAGTATCAATGGAACCGACTTTAAAATTACGGCGTCGGGGGTAGACGGAAAGCAATTTTCATATGCCCTAACCTTAGCCAACGCCGATAGTGTTACCATTACTGGTACAGGGACTCGGACTATTCCAGATGGAACCTACAATAATGTCAACGTCTCAGTGCGTACCGATACCTACGACTACATTCGAGATTTGTTGTCGGGCATGGCCAGTGACTTTGTTGGTGTCAACTTTCCCAACGTCTACATTGAGCCCGGACTCAGCTACTCACTCGACATTGTCTCTAAGAAACTGGCTAACGGGTTTGCCACCATCACAACGGCTCAGCCGCACGGTCTGGTTTCGGAGCAGGCTGTTCAGATCAAAAATGTTGACGATAACTTTGATGGTGAATATCGCGTCTACTCGGTTCCCAGTCCCACCACGTTTACGTTTGAAAAGACCGGAACACTCTCCCCAACTACAGTAGCAAAGTCGAAAGCAACCGTTACAAAGATGATGGCGGTCGAGGGCCTAACTACAATCACAACAGCTGCAGACCATGGATTCAGGGTTGGACAGACCGTAGAAGTCAATACTCAAATCGGATCCCTTGGGTATGGAGGCTACTTTAATGGAGTACAAAAAATTACTGCCGCAACGGCAACAACTTTTACATACCAAGAAGCGTCTAAAGCTAGCATCCCAGAAACTTCTTTTAACAATGCTACTGCTACTGTTGGTGCCAGCGCGGTTGGTGTTGTGCAGGCAAAACTTACCTCCAATGTTGCGACCATCACGACAGATAAAGCCCACGGGTTTACTGCGGGTCAGTCGGTTGTGGTAGCCAACGTATCTCCGCTTATCTCCATCTCCTCCCGAGCACTTCGCGTTGCATCTGGAACTGGTACTGCCACAATCCGAACTGGAGTAGACCACATTCTCAATGACAGTGATGTAGTTGACATCACAGGGCTTCAAGATGCAGCTTTCATCGAGTCGGTGTACGTTAAAGATAATATTGCTACACTCAAGACTTCTAAATCAGTCAACTTCAAAAATGGTGACACAGTAAAAGTTTCTGGGATCAGTACACCGATAATAGTCACTCACAAGTCTCGCACTAGTAACAGCGTCACGCTCACTCTGAGCACAGATGCTACATACAAGCACCCCTACTCAATTGGCGATAATGTAGTAGTCCAAGATATATATGACTATGTCACTATTCAGAAGCAAAGAATTGGTAGTGAGGTAGCAACTTTAACTGTCCCTACAGGTCATGGAATTACGGTTGGTACCAAGATTAAAGTTCAAGGTTGTACCGACTCTGAAAATTTAATTAGCAAGCGAGCTTCTCGTGGATATGCCACTGTTACAACGAGTGGACCGCACAACTTTAGCTCTGGGGATACTGTCACAATCTCTAGCATGGGGGGTGGGTTTAGTGGGGAGCATCGAGTTACCGAACCCATGACTAGCAATAGTTTTAGCTATGAGGTAGTGCTCGGGGATGCGGACATAAAATTACCTGGTAGGAAAACTGTCGTAGCTGAAAAATCTGATGATGGGACAGTAACTACTAATGAGGCCATATTTAATGGAGACTTCGAAGTATCTGCAGTTTCAGCTACGACAATCTCGTATCAAATCAATAACTCCTACGACTCACCACTAACTTCTTCAGCGGCCGCTGCTAAAATTCTTTTTCTCAGCCCGATGAACGGAACCTACCCGCTTACTGGTGTCTCCACTACGCAGATTACCTATGTTCAAAACGGAGCAGAAGTTGCCAATGTCGCTGTAGAACGACCTGATAAGAATGTTGAGACGCCGTACCCTAAGGTAACTCCCAAGACTAGTATCTTAAATGGTGATTGGACTATCACAAAGGTTGATGGTGGTACTCTTTCGTTTGCTGTAACACCTCCCCGAAATTTTAAGACTGATCCAGTACTGGCTGGTGTCGTCATTAAAAACAGTGTATTCAATGGGACTAATAAGACAATTAGTAACGCTACAAACAATGTCTTTGACTACTCTGCTGGAGCACAAACCACATCAATTACAGAGGATGTAGTCAGCTCCGTTGCCTACGCTAAAGCCACTAGCATCTATAACGGAACAAAAACTATCCTGTCTAGTCCGGCCCCAACGGCAAAGACGTTCTCATACTCTGTCACGCATGATAACCGATCTCCTGAACTCATCATTAGTCAAGGCTCAGCTACTGTCCGACCTGTTGCAATTGCCAGCACGTTTGGTCCTTTCCCCGGTAGTGCCGACATCGGGCTGCTGTTCTCAACCCGGGAGGCGTCTGGCATCAACACCGACCCCCCTATCCACCGAGGATTTGAGCTCACGACTGTTGGAGAGGCACTAGAAAAGTACGCATCGTCTGTGGACGGATTCGATTATCGAATTGACTGCGAGTACGATGAGGCGACATCGACCTTTACCAAGACTTTTGTTATGCTCCCTCTCGAGTACCCCAACCCGCCAGCGGCCGGGGTGGTGTCGCCCGTAAGCAGGTACGGAGCAGACGAAGTGGTCTTTGAGTACCCCGGAAACATCGGCCAGTTCTCCGTTAATGAGAGTGCCGAGGACTCGGCCACGCGTATGTTTGTTGTCGGAAATGAGAACGCGGGGGACGACTACGGATCAAACATTGGCGTTGCTACCCTCACCGACTTCCTCGATGGTTCCCGGGGACGCAAATGGCCGCTACTTGACTTTGACGAGAAGGCCGATGACGCCAACAATAAAACCGTGCTTTATGGGTACGCTCGACGATACGCTCTCGAGGCCGCACCGCCGATGGCTGAATTTTCCATCAGTGTTAACGGGTCGTTAGAGCCCATCGTCGGATCATATGCCCCTGGCGACTGGTGTAGTATTGTAGTACGAGACCCGTTTATTCAGGCTCGACTGAGCACCGACCTTGAGCCTAGGGACACCGTGCTGGTTCGTAAAATTGAGTCATATACCGTTACCGTCCCAGACGGTGTGACGTTCCCTGAACAAGTTACGCTGGAAGTTATTCCTGAGTGGGAGGTGGACGGCTTTGGCGACTAGACGCGTACGACGTAACCGCAATGTCGGAAACAAGCTCAACGACCTCGAGTCGAGAGTTATCTCCACCGAAAAGAAGACGATCCAAGAAAACTCTGTTGGATCGACCCAGATTGCTAGTTCAGGTGTTGCTACCGACAACGTCCAAGATCGAGCCGTTACCAGCAACAAGATTGAGCTGGGAGCAATCAGCACTGAGCACTTGTCTCAAATTACTTCGCTCTCATCGGGTGGAAGTTTTTCTCTAAATGTAGGTAATGAAGGTCACCTCATTCTTAACGGACTACGATACGAAGCGCCGTACGATTCGCTCGGAAGTACGTCTGGTCTGTATACTGTTGCCTTTGATCCGGCCACAAACGAAGTTCTTGTCTACCCACAACAACCAGGGGCTGGGACCCTAACTCCTAGCAACATGAACTATGCAATTTCTAGTACTACGGGAACTGTAACTGTAAATACTACTACTCCCACCACTATTGCAACGATTTCAATTACAACAACTGGCGGTCCTGTCTACCTATCGGGAACTGGCGATGCAAACCCCACAACAAGTGGTGCTTGGAACTATATTCAACTTTATCGTGGGACGACAGCACTCGGCAAGGCTGTTATTTATCAAGGCTCAACGGCCTCTGCAAATATTCCTTTTGCCGTATCGCACGTTGACGCTGTAGCTGCGGGAACTTACACGTACACCATCAAAGCATTTCAAGGTGGGGATACTACGGTTTATGGAGAATCAGCTTCTCCATCCGATTCTCCCACTCTTATTGCCATTGAACTTAGAGGATCTGTTGGCCCTACTGGTCCAACGGGCTCAACGGGTGCTATAGGCGCAACGGGCGCTGTCGGTAACACGGGTGCGACGGGCCCAACGGGCGCGGTAGGAAATACTGGGGCGGTCGGTAACACGGGTGTTACTGGCGCAATCGGAAACACGGGAGCTGTAGGAAACACTGGGGCGATTGGCGCAACCGGAGCTGTCGGTAATACAGGTGCAATCGGCAATACAGGCGCAACTGGACCAACTGGAACTGGCGGCACTATTGGCCTCTACGGATCGTTCTACGACACAACTGACCAAGCCATTGCAAATATCAATACTGCTCAAGTAGTTACAATCAACTCTACTTACCCCAATGGATCTTCTGGTATTTCAATTGTTGATAGTAGCAAAATAACTATTTCCCAACCGGGCACGTACACCATGACCGCTGTTGCTCAAATATACAACACAGCCAACTCAGTTGAAGAAGCCACTTTCTGGCTCAAACTGAATGGGTCGGACTACGCTAACTCGTCTACTACCGTCACCATCTCCCCTCGAAAGTCAGCGGGGGAGCCAAGTGCCCAACTCGTAACTGTAACTTTTGTTGGAACATCGACTGCTGTCAATGACTATGTTCAGATTTATTGGCACGGTACCAATACCAGTCTTTCGCTCAACCACTCTGTGGCGGGAACTTCCCCCGTCCACCCAGTCACGCCTTCAGTCATTGTCGGCATTACTCAGGTTATGTACACGCAGGTCGGCCAAACGGGTGCTGTCGGCCCAACAGGTCTCACCGGAAACACAGGTGCAACTGGACTCACAGGACCTACAGGCACAAAAGGAACATATACTGTGTCAACTACAGCACCTACTATTCCAAGTCCAGTGACTGGGGACGTCTGGTATAACTCAGAAACAGGTAAGCAGTTTGTTTACTACGACTCCTACTGGGTGGAAACAACTGGATCAGTTCCAGGTCAAGTAGGGTCCACCGGGCCTACTGGTCCAACTGGCCCAACAGGAGCCACTGGCTCGACTGGCTCGACTGGGTCAACGGGATCTACAGGCCCAGTGTATCCTGTAACAATCTCTACATCTGGACCCACAGGGGGCACTAATGGCGACCTATGGTTTAGGTATTAAATATGACCGTATACGCTAAAACACCAACAGGATACCCATCAGTTGCTCCATATGCAAAATCCGGTGGAGTCTGGGTACAAGCAAAAGAGCTATATACAAAAATAAATGGAACCTGGAAACAAATATATCTATCTGGGGGTTTATTAGATACCTCAGTGACATACGTTGGTCCAAATTCATCTTTAGCTTCACTAGCAGTTCAATCAGATGAAAAAATAATTCTTTATGGTAGTTTCACGGCTTACAACGGCGTATCTTGTCCCAGGATTATTAGAATAAATAAAGACTTAAGTATAGATACGGACTTTCTTACGAACGTTGGAACAGGATTTCTTTTATCGCCATATTCTAGTGTGCTCCCACATAGAATTGCCGTACAGTCGGATGGCAAAATTATACTTGTTGGAGATGATTTTACTAACTTCAATGGGTCCGCTGTAGGAAGAATTGTCAGGTTAAATGCTAACGGGACAAGAGACACGACATTTATCACTAATACTGGTACTGGCGCAAATTTAGGAATAAATGGGGTATTTGTTGATTCAAATGACAAAATTTTAATTTATGGAGATTTTACATCTTTTAATGGTGTATCAAAAAATAGGCTTTATAGATTAAATAGCGATGGCACAGCAGATACAACATTTAATACAAATATTGGAACCTCAAGCACAGGAACAGTGAGATCAGTTATACATATTCCTGGCACCACTGATTATTTTGTAGTCGGTAATTTTACAAGTTTTAATGGCACCACAATAAACCGGGCAGTAGCTCTAAAAAATGATGGAACTTTATATACAACATTTAATACAAATCTAGGCACTGCATTTAGTGGACAAGTATTTGGCGCTATAGCAGATGGAAATAATATTGTTGCATATGGGAGTTTTACAACTTTTAAGGGTAATGCATCTCGATGTATCGTAAGAATAAGCAATTTAGGAGTATACGACGCCACACTCCCAGCAATAAGCTGGAATCTTGCACAGAATTCTGCTCCACAGATAGATTCAATGTCTAGACACAGTAATGGAAAGATATCAGCACTCACGAGTGGATACATTACTGGATATGCAAGTAATTCATCAATATTTAGACTCAACTCCGATTTTACACTAGATACAAAATTTATGTCTAATGCGGGAGCTACACCCCTTACCATATATAGTCTTTCAATTAATTTAAATAATGATAAATTAGTTTTGGGCGGTATTTTTGAATCATACTTAAATAATGGAGTCTATGGTGGTGCATCGGACATTCTTCTACAAAATCTGGCTATAGTTGGTGGGGATCCTGGATACTAAGTCAGGTAGAATATAATTATGGCAGCAATCGATTTCCCAAACTCACCCCTTGTCAACGACATTCATACTGTCGGTACCCGATCATGGGTGTGGACTGGTGTTGTCTGGGAATCAGTTACCACCCCCGCTCCAACAGGATCAACCGGAGCTGTTGGCGACACGGGTGTTACTGGTGCAACTGGTGCGGTTGGGAACACTGGAGCAACGGGGCTCACGGGGAATACAGGTCTTACGGGAAATACTGGTCCGACTGGCGCGGTGGGAAATACTGGGGCACAGGGAGTCACAGGTGCAACTGGCGCGGTAGGAAACACGGGTGTTACTGGAGCAACGGGAGCAAACTCAACGGTGGCTGGACCTACTGGCGCGGTTGGACCAACGGGTGCAACAGGTGCAACTGGTAATACAGGAGCTAACTCAACTGTTTCCGGTCCAACAGGATCTACTGGTCCTGCAGGAATTGTCTACTCTGCCACTGCACCCGTCAGTACCGATGTGTTGTGGGGAGACACCACGGTCAATGGCACTCAGATGGCGTTCAACGATCTCAATGATGTCACAGTCTCGTCTCCTGCTACAGGGCAGACGGTTCGTTACTCAGGATCAGCCTGGGCTAACTCACTCTTATCAAGTGACGATCTCTCTGATGTGGCCATCACGTCCGCGGCCACTGGGCAGACGCTTCTCTACAACGGCACAAACTTTGTCAACGCGACTTCGCCCTCGTACAACTACATTATCAACGGTGCGTTTGATATTTGGCAACGAGGAACAAGTGTCACTGGACACGCTGTTTACAACGCCGACAGATGGACTCAGGCTCGCGCTGCTGCGGCAACAGGAATAACTATCACTCGATTTGCTTCTGGACTCACTGGGTTTCAGTACTGCGCGCGAGTACAACGTGATTCGGGAAATACAAGCACTGCAGTTATGTATCACACGCAAAGTTTCGAGACGGTCAACTCACTTGCCCTTGCTGGAGAAACCGTGACCTTAAGTTTCTGGGCACGTTCAGGGGCTAACTTTTCTTCAGCAAGTTCTATTCTGGTCGCCAACATTTTATCAAGTACAGGTACTGACCAAAACTTTGCAACGACTACTCCGTCAGGTGAAGCAACAGTAGCAACAACAAACGCTACATTGACTTCCACTTGGACAAGGTTTTCAGTCACGGGGACTGTCTCATCTTTGGCAACTCAACTACACGTGCAGACGAAATTTACTCCCGTGGGTACGGCTGGTGCAAACGACTACTACGAAATAACTGGAGTTCAACTTGAAGAAGGCTCCGTTGCTACGCCGTTCCGTCGCAACGCCCCCAGTATTCAAGCAGAGTTGGCTGCGTGTCAGCGGTACTATATTCGTTTTACTGGAAGCGCCGCGACAGACGTCACGTACTTTGGTCACGGCTTTGGGTACGACGGGAACAACGCTCGTTTTGGCATCCCTCTACCAACAACAATGCGGGTCAGGCCTACAGCCATTGAGTACAACAACCTTCGCGGATACAACGGCTCTAACACTATCTCTGGCACCATAACCTTGTACGCGGCGGGCTGCAGGCCGACACTTCTTTCCGTGAGCCTAGCAGACAGTGGCGTAAGCGCGGGCATAAACTACGCTCTTGAAGGTGTAGGAAGCGGAACCGTCCCATACCTAGCAGCAAGTGCGGAGCTATAATGAACTGGGAAACAGTGCACGTCGAGACAGACATCGTAGGTGTATTCACGTCACACATTGTTATTCACAATGAGGACGGGTCAGTGACATCGTTCCCGGCAGACGAGACCAACCCGCGCTACGTGGAGTTTTTAGCGCGTACCACGCCAGAAGAAACAGTAGGAGATAAATAGTGACTCAAGTAAAAGCCTACAATAGCTCCACAAGTGCGTGGGAGCCAGTTGTTGCTGGGGCGATTGGTCCTACGGGTCCGACAGGATCTACGGGACCCACTGGTGCCCAGGGTGACAAAGGCGGCCTGAAGTACTATTTCAACTCAGACTTTTCGTGGGAGAATGACGTAAATTCAGGAAATATCAGATTTTATTCTAATACCGCAGCAACAACTACCAGTATTGATGTATCCCTGACCACGTATGACGGAGCAACAGTAACAACATACCTTTCGACGTGGGCAGACTCCACTAGTACTGTCAAGGGTCAACTCATCATAAAAAGCAACACAAATGGTGACAACACCTACGCTATTTTTAACATTACAGGGAT